AGTATCCTGATGGGGTTGAAGATGAAGTTATAGCTAAAGCTCTAATGATTACTAAAGAAGAGGTAAAAACACGATACGAAAAATATATTAAATTAACTCGCGAAGCTTTAGGAGTATCTAGTGGCATCGAAGATTAAAAGAACACCCTTTGATATAGAAAGTGGAGGTTTAGAATTAGAACATAGCCTGCTCACTTTTTATATGTGTGTCCTTGATGATAATGGTACAATTATTGATGAGTTAGATATGAAGCTTAAACCAGATGATGGTAAATATAATCTTACAGCCGAAGCAATGAAAGTTAATGGCATTAATATTAATGAACATGATGCTGATCCAGAAACAGTTACATATTCCGAAGGTAAAAAACTTCTATTAGAATTTACTGCTAAAAACTCTGTTGGAAAAAGAACTCTTCGTCCAGCAGGACACAATATTGGAGATTTTGATATTCCAATGACTAGACATCATTTAGGAATTTCTAAAGAAGAGTGGAACAATATTTTTCATTACAGACTATTAGATACTTCTCCAGTCCTTACAATTATGCAAGATGCTGGTTGGTTGCCAGAAGAATTAGGTTCACAAGATTCATTAGTGGCTTATTATGGAGTTACAAAAAGAAAATCTCACGTAGCTAAAAATGATACTCTAATGTGGGTAGACGTTTATTTAGCTATGCTTAAGTCTCTTTCTGATCGAAAAAATGGTTCATCTAGTTCAGATGAGCTTCTCATGTTGGAGTAAAATGAGCCTTATTTCTACGCACACCCATATTGAAACTTCTATTACAGCCTCAATTATGAGTGATTTTATAGCCAAAGCTAAGAGTTTAAATAGAACTCATATAGCTTATACTGATACAGGCCTAATGACTGGTTTGTATAAGTTTTATAAAATGGCTGACAAAGCAGGGCTGAAAACCATTCCTGGAGTAGAGATTTATTTTAAAGACTTAACTGCTGAGCCATCTAGACTGTATCCTAAAGCAGGGTACATGACTATTACTCTATATCCAACCACTCAAGACGCTTTTACTGAAATTTGCAAACTATCTTCTAAAACTAGAGAAAAGTATCTTGACAGATTAGAAAATGAAATACCGTTATATACTTGGGAAGACTTTGAATCTCTAAAAGGAAAAAGCATTGAAGCTGTTTTGGCTGGGCCACACTCCATGCTGGTTAAACCTCTTTTAAGTGGAAAAAAATTAGTTGACTTAAAAAACACTATTAATCGTTTGAAAAGTATTTTTAATTTAAATGTGGCTTTAATTTCTGCTGATCAAGATGCTTATTATAGAAACGTACTATCTGTAACTACTCAAAAAGGCACACTAGAGCTTTTTAATACAGATAAAGTAGACACTATTAAAATGGGTAAGGTTGTAAAAAACATACCAGCTTTTGACATTGAGCGTGGTGGACACTCTAAAATTATAGCTCTTCACAGAAATGGTGTATTTAATAAAGCCAACTTGGATATTAAGTCTTTTAAAATGGTTGAAAAGTTTTCTAAGCTAAAAATGGGCAACGTCATTTCTATGGCAAATAAAGCTCACTTAGCTATAGCAAATATGTATAACTTGCCTGTTCTCTCTAGCGACTACGCCTATATGGCTAGTAAAGAAGATAAAAAAGTTCAAGACATTCGTCTTCTTGGTGGAGCTTTGCGACCAGAGTTTTATATGCAGAGCGTTGAAGAATATTCCAGCGTATTGACTAATCAAGGTATACCTCAAGATAAAGTTAATTCTTCAGTAGAAGCTACTAAAGCGTGGGTTAAAAAGTTTGATCAATTTAAATTTAAATACTCTTGGAATTTGCCTGTAGTAACTGATAATCCAAACAAATATATGCTTGATCTAATTAAAAAGACTGGGCGTATGCAATGGAGCAATCCTGAGTGGACTTCTAGAATTAAGCTAGAGCTAGATGTTATTTCTCGCAATGGTACTTATGATCTATTGCCTTATTTCTTTCCTATAGCTATGGTGTTTGATTATTATAAAAGCAATGGCAGACTTACAGGCCCAGGCCGAGGGTCTGTAGGCGGCTCATTATTGGCCTATGTAATGGGCATTACCCATATCAACCCATTGGAGTATGATCTGCCTTTTGAGCGCTTCTTTTCTATGGATCGTATTAATAATAAAAAACTTCCAGACGTTGACGTAGATTTGCCTGATAGAGAATTATTGGTTGGCGCTGATGGGCATAGCGGTTACTTACATCAAATGTTTGGCGATAAAGCAGGCCAAGTATCTACTCGTGGTATGATACGTTTAAAGAGTGCCATTAAAGACGTAAATCGTATATTTAATAAAGGCGTAGTATTGCCTGAGATTGAAAAGTTTTCTGAAAGCTTACCTGCTCCTCCACAAGGCGTAAACGATAAAGACTTTGTTTTTGGATTTAAAGATTCTGAAGGCAACCCAGTAGCTGGTTTCTTTGAAACTAGTAAAGAGCTTCAAAACTATGCTAAAAAGTATGCTGATGAATGGGCCATTGTTAGTCGTACTCTAGGTATACCGCGCCAAAACAGCCGTCACGCTTCAGCGTTTGTTATTGCTGATAAGCCTCTACAAGAAATCATACCTATGATGGAGGTTAATGGAGTTAAGAAAGTAACTCAATGGGAAGCCAAAGAGGTTGAAGGCGCTGGATTGATTAAATTTGACTTTCTATGTATTAGTCAGCTTATAGATATTGAAGGTTGTTTGAAGCTTTTGAATAAAAAGACTAACACTACTGATCTAGAGCCAGGAATGTTCATGCATGAAGGCAAACAAACCTTTGTATGGGATTTACCTAAAAATGACATGAAAGTTGTTGGAATGATGGCTTCAGGAGACACAGAAACTACGTTTCAAACTAATACTAAAAGTATGTTACCTTTTGTGACTTCTATTAAGCCTGTTTCTATTATTGATTATGCTACTATTCTAGCTCTAGTTCGTCCAGGCCCATTAGACTTTATTGATGAAAAAACAGGCCTAAGCATGGCGGCTGAGTATGTTGAGCGCCGTCATGGTCGCGGTACAGTAGACTTGCCTGAGCTTAAAGAATTGTTGCCTGAGACTTATGGAATTATAGTATTCCAAGAACAACTAACTAAAGTGGCCAAGTCGTTGGCTAATTTTAGCGGAGAAAAAGCCGAAATTCTTCGAGAAAATATGTGTAAGAAGCGTAAGAAAGAGCTTATGCTTATGAAGCCTGACTTTATTGAAGGTGCTAAAGCTAAAGTTGGCGAGTCAGTAGCTAACCGTATTTGGGACATGATGGAAACCTTTGGTCAATACGGCTTTTCTATTATTCACGCCGTAGAGTATGCTATGATTACCTATGCTACTGCTTATTTAAAAGCACACTATCCATTAGAGTGGTGGAGCAGCGTATTGTCAAACAGTAATCCAAAAGAGATCAATGAAAAGTATTGGAAGCACGTTAGAAACCTAATGGCTCCACCAGATATCAATCTGTCAACTACAGAAATGGTTATTGACTACGATACAGGAAAAATTCGTAGCAAATTAACTATGGTTAAAGGTCTAGCTGACGCTGGAGTTAAATCTATTATGTCTGGTAGACCATATTCAGACATAGCTGATTTAGTTAAAAAAGATACTGTTTCTCCTTCAATGGCTAGAAAGCTTATTGCTGTAGGAGTTATGGATAGTTTATTTCCAAAACATTTTTCTCTCTTAGATAAAATGCAAGCCTATGAAGATGAAATTGAAAAGCTAAAATATGAAGAAAAATTAGTAGCTTACAATGAAGAAAAAGTAACAAATCCTAAAACTAAGAAAAAACAACCACAAATCAAACGTGGTAAAATTGACACTACTTATGTAGGCTTAGGGCCATTGGAAATGTTTTCTCTTAAAAAAAGAATTTTGCCTTCTATGCCTATTAGTTTAACAGAGTTAGTTTTAGATTTAGATTTAGTTGAAAAAACTGCCACTGGTAAAGGTATGGCAGAAAATCCAAACCCAAAATATAACAGAAGCATAGCTGTGTTTGGTGGAGAAGAAATAGCTACGTTTGAAGCTGAAGAATATAATGAGTTTAGAACTAATGCTTGTGCCGCTTATGTAGTGGATGCTAAAGAATTTACTTTCAAAAAAGATGCAACTAAAAAAGGTTTACGCATTGTATTAGATACTGATAATTATTTGCGAGAATTAGTTATGTGGCCTGATTATGATACAGGCATACTAAATTATCCAGAAGGTTTGGCTGAAGGCGCTATTGGCTTGTTTTATTTGAATAAACGAGCAAATAAACCAGATGCTAGCGTAGCAGCAATTAAACTTTTCAAAAAAGGCAAATAAAATTATATATTTAAAATATATAAAAATTTTTACAATTTTTGTAATTTTGTGGTATAATTAATTTAATGAAAAGGCTTTTGTTATTTTTACTACTATTTTCTTTAAATAGCTTTGGTGCAGAACCAATTAAAATTGTAGTGCTAGATACTGGCTTTAAAGCAAACGCTAAATACAAAATACCTTTGTGTAAAAACTATCACTATGATGCTACAAACAGCCAAGCTAAAGCCTCAAATATTCCACCTATGGACATTCATGGGCATGGAACACATATTGTAGGAGTTATTAATCAGTTTGCTCAAAATTTGCCTCTTACAAAAGTTTTTCCTATGTCAATGAATGTAGAAAATTTAGAAAAAATTAAAAATGTCAATCCTACAGGCTATTGTTTTGTTATTGTTAAATATTATAATAATTCTATACAAGGCGAAGAAGGATGGGCTAAAAGTTTAAACTATATAGAAACTATACCAGGAAAATTAATTATAAATATTTCTGGTGGAGGCTCAGACCCTATTAATCGCGAAAAAGAATTTGTAAAAAGAACTTTAAAAAAAGGTAACAAAATTATATCAGCTATAGGCAATGACAAGCAAAAAGGTTCTTATTATCCAGCGTCTGAGTACGGAGTTACAGCAGTTGGCGCAATGGAAGTTACTTTTTTTGAAAGAAAAAGTCAAGAAGAAATTTTAATTAGCAAAATTTATATTAATAAAATGCCTGTTTTTGTATATAAATCAAAATATTCTAATTATGGTCATTCAAAAATTATTTGGCGTTTTGGCCACTTATATAGTGGTGGTCTAAATGACGATATAGTTCTAATGAGAGGTACTAGTCAAGCTACTGCTATGCAAACTGGTTTAGAAATAAATAAATTGTTACAAAACAAGGAGAAATGATGAGCTTTCAACAGATTTTAGAAAAAATTAAAGAGCACAAAGCTACTCTTAATTTAGAAGTGTTACCAGGCGACCCCACAGCTCGAACTAAAGCAGGAATGATTAATCAAGCAAAAACTCAGATTGAAAATCTTAAACACGATTTTCGAGATGAAGCTTTGCGTCGATCTTTGTTTATTGTAGTTTTTGGTAAAAAAGCTCGTGAACTATCGGCTGTTTTGCAAAAAGAATTTTCAGTAAAATCAGCCAGTACTAAGCTGTTAACATCTAAGATTGTAGATCAAATTTCTCCTTCTTTATATGACAATAAGCAGCTTCATCCATCAGTTATTGACTCAGCCTCTTCTATTTTAGAAGATCTTTCTAAAGATATGGGTGTAGAGCATCTTCCTGCTGTATATTACGATGGTAACAAACATGCCGTTCAACTTAAAAATCGAGTTGATCTTGAAAAACTTCTAGAAAATTTGTTGCTAGATAAAGTTGGTGGAGAAATTTTTGGAATTAATGCTGTAATGAATTCTTTAGATGATCTTATTGAAACAGAATACAGCGCTCCTGTATTGCCAATGGTTATTGAAGTTTCTGAAGAAAACGTTACTAAACTAGTTTCTGATTTAGGTCGATTGAGTAAAAATGTAGTAACCGTTTCTGCTGGAAGCGAAGTAAAAGCTAATCTCAAGCTTGGAGCAAAAGCTAAAATCGATACTGAAACTGTAGAAAAACTTTTAACTGAAATTAAAAATAACCTTAAGGTAGGAGTATAAAATGAAAGTCGGAAATCCTTCATCTGGTGGAGCACGTAAAAAGAAAAATTACTTTTTTATTGGGCAAGGCTCTAGCGTATTTCGCATTTTGCCTCCTATGGGCAATTTAGCTGAGTCTGGAGTGTGGAGCAAATACTACGCTATCCATTTTGGATATGAAAACGTAGAAGGCTATATGCGCCCATTTCAATCTTCTGAAGTTAAAAATCGTACTAATAATATGATTGAAGTTGATGACCCAGCTAAAGACCGTATTGACCGTATTAAGTCGCAATTGGCTGCTGTTCAAGAACGTAATAAAACTAATCCTTCAGAAGTACTAGAAGCTAAAATTCAAGAACTTAATGATTTGGTTGGCTTTAAAGGCAAATATAATCTTGAAAAGCGTCACTATGTAAATGCTATGAATGAAAAAGGTGAAATTGGCCTTCTTGGACTAAAACACAAAGAAAAACTTGCTCTTGATGAAGCTCGTACCGCTATTAAAGCAAAGTATGGCATTGACCCTATTGGCGTAGAAGGTGCTTTTATTGAGTTTAATAAAAGTGGACGAAGCTTTGATACTCTTATTAGCGCTCGTGGCCACATGATTCTTCAAGCTGATCAGTCTGAGAAGCTTAACCGCCACACTGTTGACCAAGCCCTTATTGGTCGATTAGAAAGCGAAGCCTTTGAACTAGACAATCTTTATGTAGCTCTTACACGAGATGAAATTGAGACTATTGTTAAAGCTAGTGAAAAAAGCGAAGAAGAAGGCAAAAAAGCCGTTACTGCTGTATTTGCTAAATACCAAACTTCTCCTAGCAAGCCCAAATCTGTAGCTACTACAACAGCTGCTCCAAAAGTTGAAGTCAAATCAGTAACTAAAGTAACCAAACCAGCTCCAAAGGTTGAAGTCGAGCCAGACCTTACTATGGATGAAGAAGAAGTGGCTCCAGTAGAAGCTGCCAAAGCTTCAGCAGCTGTAGTGGCTAATCAAAGCCAAAGCGATGATGACTTTTTGGCTAGCATTGGAGTAGTTCGTTAATGATAAAAGTTCTGTGGTCTAATAATATTAAATTGCCTACTAAAAGTGTGAAAGCAAAGGAATTGCGCTTTCACACTCCTTTTTTAGATAAAACATATATTAGTGCAGATACTTCTGTTGGCTATTCAAAGCACGATTTAGTAAATAACTATGATGGTTTGCACAGCCGATTTTTTGTTTTTGTTATATTAGGTTTTGGTGTATCTTTGGCGATAAACTGGAACAGTGATGGCAAATATGCAAACTAAAAGTTTGGCCATGAAAATACCCCAATTTGGAGCATTGCCTGAATTAGAACTTACTTTAGATAAAACAGCTGAAGCTGAATCGCGCTTGTTAGAAGCTAAAACTGTTAATCCAGCCACTTATGCTGATTTAGAATATACCTTTAATGAAAGTTATAGAGAATTAAAAAGAGCCTATGCTGGAGTTACTTATAGGCTAGCCAAAGCCGAAGAGGCTGTAGAAACAGCAAAAGCAACAGCCCTATTAGATAAATACCCAGAATTTGTTAAAGATAAACCACGAAATTACGACAATGCAGATATTCGAAAAAGTTTTATTCAAAAAGATCCAGACTATCTTAAAGCTACAGACTACCGAGATCAAATCAAAGCCATTGAGTGCTTGATCGAAGGAAGGATTAAGATTATGGAGCGCACTACAGCCTACATGAAAAAACAAATGGAACTAATTATTCGCAGCGGCGCAATTGGTTCTTTCGGAAAAAAATAAAAAATTTTTACCCACTGTTCTAATTCTGGGTTATAATTAAATAACCATAAGGAGAAACTTAAATGAGCAAATGGACTAAAGCCTTACGAAGTTACGAAGATGCAGTAAAGTTTGATTACGATGCTATGGCACCAGAAAACTGTATTTATTCACCTAGCCCTTTTTTAAACTGGACTTTTGCAAATAAGAGCCATGGTTTGCCAAAAGGCTGTGGATTGCTTCTTTTTTCTGAACCTAAAGCAGGTAAGTCTCTTACCATTCAAGCTTTTGTTCAGGATATGCACCGACGAGACCCAAACCAAATTGCTATCATTTTTAATACTGAAATGCGAGGATTTGTTCAAACAGGGTTTTTTGAAGGCATTAATAAGGATAATCTTATTATTTATGACTCAAGCCGACCTGAAGACGTATTTGACCGTTTTGCTGATGACATTCTTCCAATGATTCAAGAGGGTATGCCAGTAGGATTGGTTGCTATTGATTCAATTACTAGTATTGGTGGAACAAAAGCTGAAGGTCGATCAGTCAATGATCACTTGGTTGGCGACAAAGCTCTGACCAAGAGCAAGGGCTTTGACAGAATGATACCGATTCTTAAGAAGTACAAAATTCCTTATATTGGCGTAGAGCAAATGCGTATGAACGTAGATACTAATAATCCACACGCTCCAAAAGAAAAGATGGCTGCTGATTTTAAAACTAAACACATTTTTGAATACTTCATGAGCATTAAACGTGCTGGTGGAAAAGAAGATAAGGCAGATATTGAGGGCAAGGCTTTTGAAGATGAGTCTATGAAAGATGCTCGTGACAATAAGCTTAAGACTGGCCACAAAATCTATTTCAAAATGGAAAATTCTTCTCTTGGCCCAGATGGACGCGCTGGAGTATTAACTATTGATTATAATAAAGGTATTATTAATACTCATGAAGAAGTATTCTTTTTGGGTTATAATACAGGCATTATTAAACGTGAAGGCAACTCTAACTACGTTTATAAAGATCTAAAAGTAAATGGTAAAGCAAATTTTGCAGCAAAAATTAAAGAAAGCCCAGAACTTTCTTCTCAAATTATGGCCGAAGTATTAGCTTTAGATGCAAAGGACAGAACATGAAAAATATTCGAAAACTTAAAGGTGGATTAAATCCAAACGTATCTATTAACTATAAAGATAGTTTTGAACTTGTTCTTTTTAGATGGAGATATTTGCTAAAAAGTCCTAATCCTAAGCCAGCAGATTTTCAAAAACATTTTCCTATTATGAATATTGTTAGTAAAAAAATGTGGTATAAGTTTAAATATGCTTTTACTACTGTAGGCTATGACTATGATGACGTACGCAATCTAGCTAATATTTATTTAGTAGGTTATCTAGGTGTGTTTAGTTTAAAGAAAAAAGAAAATTTGGCAAAATTTGTTAAATCTTTTAAAAAGAAAAATAAAAGGGCTCCAAATAAAGAAGAAATAGAGAAAAAAGATGCAAACAATTTTGTTAGCTTTCTTACTCAACGCTTAGAAGAGGCTGGAAAAATTTGTTCACAAAAAAACCGTAATATTCGTGGTACTGATGGGGTATATGAAGCTTTTATTGGTGACTTCCCTATAGAAATACCTGATGAAGTATTGGTTTCTAATCCAGGGCTGTATGGATATAAAAAACTAAAGAAAAAAGATCTTGAAACTCACGCTAAAATTGCTGGAGTAGAACCTAAAGGCAAATTTAGAACAGCAGAAAATAAGATCATTGTAGTAGTAGAGATTGGCCCACGTCCTTTGTCAGTAGATGATATGTCAGACTTCTATTCTACAGAAAACGCTTTTACCATGAACCCTGTATCTTTTATGGAAGCTTTAGAAGAGGAACATTTAGATCTAGACTATCAAAATAAATTTAAATCTATGGATGTAAAAGAAAAAGTTAAAACACTGTTTTCTTTTATTGCTGCTAATAAAAACAATCCTAAATTTGCTGAAGAAGTAAGAACAGCAAAGAAATGGGTTAAAGAAATTGTCTGAACAAAAGAGCCTTAATTTTATTATAGATCAATGGGCTATTCATGTATGGAAGCAGGAAAACCCACAAAACAAAGATGATAGGTTTGATGCCTATGATCGATTGTTTAGAACTATAATAAGTCATGGCTACAAGTTTGATGACATTCATGAGTCAGTAAAGAAACAAATTAAAAAACACACTGTACCAACTAAAGGGCCAAAAGATAAACTAGAGTGGTGGAACAAAAGTGCAAATAAGCACATTGAACATGCTATGGCAAATGTGTTTGGCCCTCAAGTAGAAATAGCCTCTTCTAATGGTGTAAAATTGCCTGTATTTGAAAATAAACCTTTAGAAGTAAAAGAAGAAATAAAAGAAGCGATAAAAAGTAAGAAGTACAAGGAATATATACCTGATGAAAAAAATCTCGAATTCATCGATAAAAATTTCAAATTTGAAGGCAGCGATGAGGATTTAGGATGAGTGAACAAAAAATAAATCCAGCAATCGAAGATTTAATGAATCATGTAAATGAAGTGCATAGTCTTAGTCAAAAAAAGAGTGAATTAGAAAAGCTTAAGATTGATCGTCAATATGACCAATATAAAAAGAACCAAGTTGACTTAGAGCGCCTTTCTAAAGTAGATGTTACTTCTGTTAATCAAGACTTTATTGACAAAATGGACAGAGAACATGATTTAATGCGTCAAAGTTTAAAAAATCGCATGGTTTTTGTTAATCGTGAACTTAGCGATTTAGTACCTTTTTCTTATCCAAACTTACTTCTTGTTGGTGCAATGAGTGGTCATGGTAAATCAACTTTTTTAGCTAACATAGCTTATCCACTTATTATTGATAAAAAGCGCGTATTTGTTATTTCTAACGAAGAAATGTCAGTAAACGTATATAATCGAGTGGCTTGTTTACATAGAGGTTACAATATAAATAGATTTCAGTCTTTTACAGATGAAATGCATGAAGATATAAAAGCAGTTAGAACTAAGCTTTACCAAGGCAATCGACTTAAAGTAGTTGACTCAGACTTTCCAGATATGAAAGATGCTACTACAACTCTAGAAGGTTTAAAGTTTATTTTAGACAAGCTTCTTGAAGAGCAAGAAAAGAATAATGGTAAGGCTACTTATGATGTAGTGATGATTGATTACCTTCAAAAAATAGATTCTTCTAAAGAAAACCCTAGAACTGAAGGCTGGGCTGTAATGAAAAAAGTGTCTGATATGTTAGACATTTTTTATAAAAAGTACCATGCTCCAGTAGTGGTTTTTACTCAATTAAAGCCAGAAGACTCAGAAGATCAAAATATTGAATACCGCATTAAAGGTGGAAAAAGTATTTATGTATCTTCTACTTATTGCTTAGAGTTGCGCCCAATTAAAGAACAAAGAAAAACAGAATTTATTGTTCATAAGCATCGTTTTAATGACAAAGTAAATAGCGTATTAGAGCAAGCTCATGAAAATGGCAAATATAGCACATACACTGCTGAATTTAAATTGAAAGTGCATCAAGAAAATGCTGACAGAGAGCACGCTCAAATGCTAAGTAAGGTATTAAAAGATAAAAATGAAGGAAACAACTAAAGTATTTTTAGAGACTTTATTCAATCCAGGCGAGCATATCTACGCTTCACCGTATGGCTATACATCTAAAAGAACAGAAGACGGCAAAGATTGGGAATTTTATTGGCCTAGTATTGAGCAAAAAGATATAGATGAAACAAATACTCTTTTAGTTTCAATTAATCCATTAAAGGGTGATGTACGTAATGATGATAATGTAACAGCTTATAGAACTTTTTTAGTAGAAATTGATGATGGTAAATTATCTGACCAAAAGAAATACATTGATGACAGTGGCTTACCTTACTCATTATGTATATTTAGTGGTAATAAAAGTTTACATTTTGCAGTAACCTTAGATCATGATTTGCCTTCACATGAATTGTACACTATGCACGCAGAATGGATATTGAATACCTTACCTAAAGCAGACCCATTAACTAAAAATCCATCTAGGAGTATACGTTTTCCAGGAGTTATACGACCAAACGCTAAAATGCAAGCATTAGTAGAGAATCGTGGAAGAATAAGCTATGATAAGCTTATGGCCTATCTAAGCAAGTATCCAGAAGCTATGCCTAAACCAGAAGTAGATGAAGATTTTGAAGCTTTGCCTAATAATAAAACAGGCATGGCTAAGTGGGTAGTTCTTGGTTTAAAGAATGGGTTCGATATGTCTAAAGGTAGGAACGCTAGTTGGTTTGCTATTGCATACGAATTTGGCAAATGTGGCTATGATTTAGAAACTACTTTTGAAGCCCTTGAGCCAATGTATACCAGAGAAGTAGATTTTAATGAAAGAGAATGGCAAGCTACAATAAGAAATGGGCACACTAAAGCGCTAAAAAAGTATTGGAGAAAAAAGTGAGTAGAATGAGGCGCGATGACATTATGTATTTTATGGACGAAGGTCTATATATACCTACGCGCACAGTTTATATTGGCTCAACTAGCATTGAGGATGGAGAAGAATCAGGGGTAGACTATTTGATGGCTGAAAAAGCAATCAAAGCTCTTCACATTCTAGACTCTTCAGCAGCAGACCAGCCTATTACAATTATACTAAATAATCCTGGAGGCGATACTGTTCACGGATTAGCTATTTATGATGCTATAAAGCATTGCAGAAACCACATTACTATCAAAGTGTATGGTCACGCAATGAGTATGGGTTCTATAATTCTTCAAGCAGCCGATGAGCGATTTATGTCAGAAAATTCAGTTATGATGCTTCATTATGGTACAAATTCGGTTGATGGACATACTAAAAATGTCGAACGTTGGGTTGAATGGAGCAAAAAGAGCAGTACGTGGGACGAAGAAATGTTTCTTAAAAGAATTAAAGAAGTAAAGCCAAGGTTTACTATGAAACAAGTAAAAGAGCTCCTTGAATTTGATAAAATTTTATCAGCAAAAGAAGCCCTAGAGCTTGGTTTAATAGATGGCATCATAGTTGAAAATGGCGAAATAATTAAGCGATAATTAACTTCATAGGAGAAATCAAATGGCCAAAAGTGCAGATGACATTCTTAAGAAAATTTGGGTTATTGAGTTTAATAGTGATTCAGTAAAAGAATTTTATGAACAGTTTAATGAATGGGAAACAAGCCATTTGACAGATACTATTCCTGTGTATGTGAACAGTTACGGTGGACAAGTTCATGCTCTTATTGCAATGCGTGACCTGATTAAAACCAGCATCAAACCAGTGTCTACCATTTGTGTAGGTAAAGCTATGAGTTGTGGAGCTTCTTTATTGGCTGCTGGAGAAAAAGGTATGCGCTTTGCCAGTCCAGATAGCCGTATTCTTATTCATCAAGTATCTTCTATGACTCTTGGTAAAGCTTCAGATATTAAAGCAGACGCAGCTCAAATCCATGATTTAAACGAAATGATGCTTAGAAATCTAGCAGAAGATACAGGCAACTCAGTTCAGAAGCTTAAAAAAGAAATTAAGAGTCGAGATAATGCTGACTGGACGCTTACCGCCGAAGAAGCTCTTAAATGGGGCATTATCGACGGCATTGGCATTCCACGCAACATCTGGCCTGAGTACAAGACTTCCTTACAGGTTTTCGCAGATGAAAAATCTATGCAAAAAATGGGACTTGACTCAAAACGAGCCAAACCAAAACGTCGAAAATAATCAAAATATTGAATACTTCAAAATTTTTTAGCCTATTTTTGGAAAAATAGGTTAAATTTAGATTTCGGAGGAATTATGACTCAACTACCCACCCTTTACATTTTAACCAGCACAGGCGCTATTCAGCAATGGACAGTAGAAACTAGACCCTTGTTAACCGAAGAAAGTGCGCCTGAATTATTTGGTGAGATAATTACTACATACGGCCAAGTAAACGGCAAGCTTCAAACAACAGTTGACATCATTAAGTCAGGCAAAAACCTTGGTAAAGTAAACGAGACTACCCCTGTACAACAAGCAGCTTTAAAAGCCAAACAGCTTTGGGACAAAAAGGTTAAAGAAGGCTACGTAGAAAATATTGATCAAGCGGCCAAAGGGCAATCAGACCTTGAAGGTATTGAGCCTATGCTTGCTTTTCCTATTGAGAAAAAAGAAAAATATGTAACCTACCCAGCAATTATTCAACCGAAACTCGATGGGTTTCGCTGTATAGCTATAGTTACTAATGGTAAAGCGCGTTTATTTAGTCGAACGCGAAAAGAAATTACTACTCTGCCACACATTATTGAACAGCTTGAAAAAATGTATAATAGTGTAGTCCTTGATGGAGAATTATATAATCATGAACTAAAAGAAGATTTTCCACGTTTAGCTGGGCTCATTAAACGCGATGAAGTTCATCCAGATAGCAAACTTATCCAGTACCATGTATACGACTCAGTACCTCAAGAATATAAAGAAGCAAATTTTTCTTGGAAAGAACGAGTAGGCTATATTATTGAAGCTCTTGAATTAGATAAAAATCCATATATTAAGCCAGTTGAATCTAGAATAGCCAACAGTGAAGATGAAATGAATTTTTTGTTTCAAAATTTTGTACAAGATGGGTATGAAGGGGCTATCTACAGACATCCAACTATGCCATACGAGAATAAGCGTTCTGCTGGATTGCTTAAAATTAAGACAATGCAAGATGCTGAATTTACTATTATTGGAGTAAAAGAAGGAACAGGAAAGCTTATGGGCAAAGCAGGAGCTTTTATGTGCGTAACCAATGCTGGAAAAGAATTTGAAGTAAAAATGAAAGGTACATTAGAAAGCTTAGAAGACTATTTAGTAAATTTCGATAATTATAAAGGTAAACAACTAACTGTGCAGTTTCAAAAATATACTCCTTATGGAGCACCTTTATTTCCAGTTGGTTTACGAATTAGAGAGGAAGAATAAATGAAAAACTATAGACTATGGCGAGAAGCAGCAAAAGCTTTCAAAGCTTTTTCAGAATACGATGATGTAATTTATCAAACAGTTGGCTCAACAGCTTGGCATTCAGACCCAATCAATGGATTATATGGACAAGTGCGTGATTCACACATGAATACTTTACTATCAATTATTAGTGAAGGCAAAGAAACAGAGTATTGGGCTTTGCATGAAAAGTTTGATAGTCCAGGCCATAGAACAGGTAAACCAGTTGCTTGGTATAAAACAGAATTTAATACTAAAGATCAAAAAAATATTACAACTAGAAAAGGTCAAACAGGCTTTATTCCAGAACAATTAGAGAAAGTTTTTAAACTACCTGAACGTAGAGGCTATATGTTAGCTCTTAGTATGTATAATGATTTAGTTAAAATTGAAAAACAATGGAGAAAAAAGAATGAAAAAGCAGCTGCTAGTTCAAAAAGACGTAAGCGCTAAAACTGGTTCAGTTAGCTCTACTTCTATTTATGATGTAGTTTATGATGAAAAAGGCAACGATGTACGTCTTAAATATAGTCCAGTAGATAGTAGTTGGACTTCTCCAGGCAAGAACGCCGCTACCCTTAAGAGCGACGGTAATGGCTACAAAGTAAAACTTAGTCAAGCTAAAGGTCAACCTATGAAAGAGTTATATTTAGACTATAGTCAAGCAGACTATTTATTTCATCTACTAGAAGTAAACCGCAAACTATACCGCCGTAGCCGAAAAGATCTTGAAATTAAAGAAGTCTATATGACTAAAAAACAGTTTGAAAAAGAAAATGATTTATTGCCTGAACCTGGACAAGCTGCAAAAATTTTAATTGAAACTACTAAACCAGTAGACGCTTATAAAACCCATACAGAACGCCCTAAGCGACCAATTGACTATAAGTCTGATGGAGATGATAATAATGTATTAACAAAGTATATGGGGCCAGAAGTTACTATTGGTGATGCAATGAAGGTAATTCTTAAACAAATGACAGATATGGTTGAGCTTGATGGCTTACAGAAACATGAAGTACTAGGTCTTATTAAAGCCTCATTAGACGAACATATTGAAGAGGTAGAAGAATGAGTCAAGAAGCTTATATAGTAATGATGCTTTTTGTAAATGCTTTTTTGTTTTATATTTTGATGCGCGTTATTAAGCTTACTAAACAAGCTAAGGAGATGAGTGTATTTACTGATCAACCAGCTATTCCAGACTGTAAAAGACACGAATGGTCTAAAACCTATGTATATGAAAATAATACATCAGACAAAGTAATGTATTGTAAAGAATGTGGCTATATATCAGATGATAAAAACAGATATTTTAAGGCTCCGATGCTAGCCAAATTAAGAAAACAAAGTGATTTATCTGCTGCTTTTTATTTAATAGATAAAAGTATAAAAGAAGAATTCCTTCAAGGACTTAAAACTAGAACAGATATAGAAAATTCAGTTGCGTTAGAAAAGTTGATATTAGACTTAGAGAATAGCAAACAACGTATGCTATCTGAGAAGTTTGAACTTATGAAAATGTAGGATTATGGAAGAAGAGAAACTAAACGAATACACTGAATTTGAAAGCAAGTATCGCACAACTGCTGATATGGAAACTCGCTTTAAGCGATTGGCTATGACAGATTGTGGCATGAAAGAATTTATATATGTTGAAGGGCCAGATGTATATTTTGTTAAATCAGGCACAGATGACTTTAAGCGTTATCGAAAAGCATCTTGGGAACCAGTTTCTGGTAGAGCAGAAGTAACCACTAAACGCAAACCAACTGGTGCTAAAAATAATGTAAACCGTATTGAAAAAAATCTTAGAGTAGATGGCAATGAACCAGCATTGGTTAGACAAACTATAGAAGACGATGGGTTTGAGTATAATTTTGAAATTTGGAAGTCTTGTCATATATACTCTAATGAAGAAGCAACTCTAGTTTTTTATTGTGTAGTAGAAACAACTCCTGGGGTTAAATATAAAGAAGACTATTTTATTGAGATTGAGTTAGCTGAAAGTACTATACACAATCACACAGAAGAGGAAGCTTGGGCTATTTTAATGAAATATGAAAAAATGCTTGAACCATTAGGCATTCACGCTCAAAAGCGACTTAGAAAAAGTCTGTTTGAAATGTATAGGCGCTAATATGTCAGCTAGTTTATATATTTTTATTCTAATGCTCTTTGTAAATTCTAAGACCGCTGGATTAGTATTTTTATTTTGGCTAATTAGTTTGTTTATTGACTTTACTTGAAGGTAACATGTACGATTTTGGCTTTGGCGACTCATTTGCTATTAGAGAATCTTTATCTAATTTTATTTCTACTCAATCTTTAATGGATTGCACACCGTATTTGGGTTATGCTTCTAAACATGATTATTCTAATTTAGAAAAGCGTATCCTTCAAATAGTTAAAAATAGTACAGGAACAGACTATAAATACTGTATATTAGTTTCAGGCGCTCAAATGGGCGTAGCCGCTGGACTTAAAGCATTAGAAAAAAACTTTGGAGAATGGGTTTTTCATGATGATTTATACTTCTTACGTTATCCACAATTAATCAAAACATTGGGCTTGACTAGAATGAATAGACAGTGGTTTGATCACGATGGAGGTATACTTTTAACAGCTTCTCCATCAAACCCGACTGGAGAAATTGATAAAGAGTTTGTTTATAGAGCAGAAAGCACTATTTGGGACGCAGCGTACCACAATGAGATATATACTTCTCCAGTAACTTCGGCTTATTTGCCTAGACCTAATCACAGTATGATGGTTGGCTCATTAGGTAAGCTTACTGGCATTAATGGCTTACGATTAGGTTGGGTAGCTACTAATGACGCATTATTGGCTGAAGAAGTAAAGCTGCAGCACTACAATCTGACTCTTGGAGTATCTACTACTAGTTTAGGCATACTAGAAAATTTGCTTAATAAAGTAAATCTAACAGACTTCTTTATTAACGCAAACCACGCTCTAAACGATAATCGGTCTGAACTATCTAAATTAGAATACTTGTTTGCTAGGCCAGTGCCTAAGTATGGAATGTTCTGGTTTACTGAAGCTGATAGTGCAGCAAAAAAGTTATTAGAAAAAGCTAAAGTTACTTACGTAGAAGGAAAAGAGTGCGGTGGAAACGCTGATACATTAAGAATAACTATGGGCCAAACTCGATCTTTGACTAAAGATATGGTTAAGACTGTTTTAAAAGAGGACAAAAAATGAAAACTAAACTAAATAAAAAGAAAACTGAAATTAAAATCTCTGTAACTAAAGGCATGTTTAAAACTAAAAACAGAAAGCTAGATAAAGCAGCTAATGAAGTGATGAAAGAGATTGAAGCACACTTTAAAGCTGAAGGTAAAAAAGCTTGGCCATTGTCTGCTAGACACTATATTACTGACATTTTTTATAAAGCTTATGGTGAACAGTTAGAAAACTATCTATTCAAAGCTTTATTTAAAACAGGCAAATATATGCTTAAGTCAGGTAAGAATGGTGGATTGGTCATTGATAGGGCTAAAAAATGAAAATCATTCCTGAGTATGGTTTGTTAGCTATGTTAGGCGCACTACTAGGTACTTTTGGTTTATGCTTCATTATGGAAAAATTGTTGGGCCAGTATGGAGCTATACCAAGCCTGATTGGTGGATTAATCTTAGGTATGGAAGCTAAAAAATTAGCTATAAAGTACAGCAATGATAAAGAAAACAGTAACAAAGATAATTGACACAGTTAAAGAAAATCCTATAAAGACTGCTATAATAGTTTTTGTACCCTTTGGTATACCTTTAGTAAGCGCCTATATATTGTACGATAAAATAAAGAATGAACACAAAAAAGTATCTAAGAAAGTCGATGGCTCCAAAGAACCATAAATTGGCCAAAGAAGCTTTTGAGTTAGGTAAATATACTGTTGACGAAAGAGGCGCTATCAATCTTGGCTCATGGTCTAACGTAGTTAAACTAGCTAGGTCTACTGGACTCAAGTCTAGAAAAGCCAGAGTCATCCGAAAGCGAGCAAAGCAGTGCATCCATTATCTTATAACACTAGGAATGATCAATGACCCAGAAAAGGTTTAGATATAATTTATTATTAGCTGTTAAGCTTTTGCTGTTGGTTCTTAGAAATCCGCATCTGCGTTTCGGTCAAATATTGGTTGTGTTCGAATATGTAAAGCACACTCGACCAGTAAGGCAAGAAACAGCCGACGCGCACAGGGTAGAGTGGAAAGACGAATTCTACCTTGAGCCGAAAGAACTCTCTGAGAGAGTATCGAAACGCTGGAATAATATTAAGGCTTAAACCAACGCTTACCCGATGCTGGAGCTACGGTTTGAAAATGACACCAATTACTTGTAGCTGAAAAATCTTCCATCCACAAGCCAACTTCTTCTAACAAAGTTTCATTCTCAGTACACCATTTTTGTAAATCTTGTTTAGGGTCTGCTATATCTACAGCTTGGCCAAACAAATGTTTACTCTTTTTTGGAACTTTGGACTCATCAAAAGGTAGCCCTTTTCTTTCAGCTATTTGACGGTAAATTCTTAAATGATCTTCCATAGTTCTTAGGCCACTAGTCACTGTCATAGGTTTGCCGTAAGCTTTTCTAATTTTATTTATACGTTCTAATAAAATATTAAGCTCAACTTGAATTTCTTCTGATTGATCTTCTAATTTTTTACCTTTAAGCAATTCAGACATAGATAGCATATAAACCTCTTCTTTGGGTAAAGATTGAGAATTACTTTGTTTTGGACTTTTTTGGAAAAATTGGAATAGGTTTTTCAAGATGCTTATTAAGTTCATTTTTACCGTCCTTATCGTGACAGTATCCACACGAAGGACACTTTTTATATCCAAGAATAGCCAATTTGGGCTCCAACATATCAAGCATATAAGCTATGCAAATCGGACAAATATTATTCATTTTTACTCAAATATTCTAAGGCTGAAAGCACTAAATCCTTACTGTCTTTTAGGCAGCCTATACCTTTATTGCAATTATCGCAAAGGAGACCTCTAATCTTGCCAGTAGAGTGATTATGATCTATACAAAACCTTTTTTTGTGCTTATTTACTGGATTGTTTGTTTTACAAATAGCACATAAGCCACCTTGTTCCACAAGAAGTTTTTCATATATTTCTAATGAAGCACCGTATCGCCATCTTAATTTATAATCTTTTCTTTTATCTGGATTTTTTCGTTGATATGATAAAGCCTTTATTTTCAGGACTTCTTTGTTGGATTTCTTATATAAGCTTTGAACCTTTTTGTCACAGCCTTTACATCGGCTTCTTTTTCTAAAGGGTTTACTTTTTGTTGGATTTGCATTAAAGCTTTCAATAGGAAGTTCTACTGCACAACAAGTACAAATTTTTGTTTCCATTATAAACCCTCCACTAAACAGATATTGACACTTTAAAGACTAGTTTAAGGCCTTCTTTTTCTTAAGCTCTTAACTGTCTCAAAGACAGGCACTTCAATATAAGTTTGTAACTCAACTTGATTGCCAGAAGCGTCCATTATGGGATTTCCTTCTGAGTCGAAAGCTTGCTTCTTTATTGGTTGACCTTGATCACATAAACAAGGCTGCCTAACCGTGCCGACCTGGACTTGAACCATCTCTGGAACAAGGTCGTAAGCCAATTCGTCGGCCAGATCGTTAGGCACCGGAATGTGCTCTACTTGGCCTGGGTTGCCCCATGGGCCTCCAAACTTAGAGATGTTTGGCTCGTTTGACTCATAGATATGAAGAGTGGCTCCGGTATTTTTGTCTACTATGGCTATCTTCATTACTCATAATCCTGAGACAGTTCTAGTTCGGCAAAGGCGTCAAAATCTCTTATGCTTTCTACAGACTCTAGTCCGTCAATCTCTGTCTGAGCCGCTTCGGGAAGGTCTCTTAATATATTTGCATCGGCCTTGATCGCCGTAGTAGAGGCACTGGTTTTCTGAGCTATAAGGAAAGCAACGTCATTTTTCTGAAGCATGGCGTTTCTTCTGGCTCTAATCTCGGCCATCTTGTTTCTTCGAGCAAGGTTCAGTTCCTCGGCGGCAACCTCTTCGGCGGCCACTTCGGTATACCCTGGAGGAATAGAGCCGTTAAGAGAGATCAATTCCATCACATTGTTTTCAGAATCCTTGATTAACTTTTTCATTATTCAGACTCCTCTTCATCGGCAAGCTCTCCATAAAACGCTAAGCAAAAAGATCCAGTCACCTGAGCACCAGATACGTTATATGTAATAATTTCGACCATATTTGATCTTTGTGTATCTATTCTAATGCCAGACACTCCAGCATTTCCACCAAATAAATTTATTGAAGAAACAGCTATATATTTATTAGTTTTAAATGGTTTTTCAAAAAATATATCTTTTACAGCAGCAGAGATTGATAAAACCGAACTTATATTATAAGAATCTTCTATTCTATTATTAAAAGCATCAAATAATACCCAAGCTTTGGCCTTGCTCAAGTCTATGCCGCTTTGGCTGGTTTCTTTTTGAAGCTTGATTGCTGGGCCAACCGACAGAGAGCCAGCCTTATCATTGGGAAAGTGAATTTTAGAATCTATGAAAGCGCCAGTGATCTCTAGTCCGCCAGTGCCAGCGGTTTTTGTAATCTTAATTGTGTGTTGGCCAAGGCCGAGGCCAGAAAACTCGATTCTTACTGGCTCATTGTTTGCTGTGCCAGCTGCGGTGTAGCTGCCTCCGCCTCCGTTGGTCACGTTGCCTCGCACTACGCCGGAGGCGTTCAGCGCTCCGTCGATCTCGACTGAAAATGTAACTGATGCAGTACTTTCCTGCAACACAGCGACTACGCTGTCTCCGAAAAAGGTTAATTCTGAAGACTGGGTTGCTGTAGTAGTAAAGAAAACAAAGCCAGCCAAGCTATTTACAGAAGAGGCGTCTAAGGACGTAGTCCAGCCTCCGCCGAGATACAGCCACTCTCTGGTATTGGCCTTAAATAACGAGCCTCTAGGAGTCTGAAATGCGTCAGCGGCCAATTCTCCAGCGGCGGTGCTTGCGTCAAAGTCGGCCATCAAATAGTATTCGCACACCTCAACGGCCCCATCGGGAATTGACGGCTTCTTAGGGCCGTAAACGATGAAGTCAGAAATTGCTATAGCAGCTGCACCAGATATATACAGTATTTGTACCGTATGAGTGCCATACGGAAGCCCAGAGACCAGCTTAACAAACCTTTGCGAACCTGCATTTAGAGGGCCATTACTTAGTATTACATTTCCGTCCACTAGTATGGTATAGTTGGAGCTATCTGACACAGTCCTAGAATTAAATATATCTAGCCCAGTTCCTACAAAAGTTAAAGTTATGGAATCATTTGCCAAAGCGTGTACGACTCCATTGTCAAGTACCAATACGTCATTTCCAACTAATGTGGTAGTTCCATCATTTAGAGTAAAAGCTCTATTTGACGACACTCCGGCCAGTGTGCCGAAGTCGTCCGCTCTGACTGCGCCGAACTCCCTGAAATTGTACTTTCTAATAACCTCTTCGTTGGCGTGGTTGGCCGACGATAGATTAAGTTGAGAGCCGTCGGTTTGCTGAATGACCTTGCCCATCTGGCCGTCTTTGGAGTATATCACTACCCTTCCGCCACGACCATTTAAAACCGGATTGTCGTCAAAGCCAGAGTTGTAGTCTAATATTTGTAATTCAGGATTAGTATATTTCAATCCACCAACAAAAGCTTCGCCTTGGGGGATTCTGATTTGGCTAGACTGATTCAGTACCTCGAAGCCGCTGACTCTGAGTCCGGCCACCGCCGCGTTGCGAACCCTGACTGTGTGAGTGCCTAGAGTGAGACCAGCCGCAACCTTTAGTATTTGGTTCGGGCTGTAGTTTCTAGCTCTAAGAATGGTGGAGTAGGCCAAGGTCAGGTTTGCCCCTTCGGTGCCGTTGTCCACCACGGCCCTGACGTCCATGCTCGCCGCAGGAACGATGAGTAAATTTAAACCAGTGCCGTAGAAAGTCACTTCTAAGTAGTCGTTTACTAGAGTCGTTATGGAGTAGCTTCCGTTGGTGTCGGACAGCTGGTTCCACGTACCCACGAAGCGAAGCCTGTCGTCCGACGACTTGTAGACAAGCTCGCCGTTAGGGCCTTTCTCATCGCTGGATGGCTTAATAGTGGTTACGTGAACCCTTTCGACGCCCATGACTGGCTTGAGGGTCTGCTCTGGGTCTGACAGGCGCCTGGGGTTGCCCTGAAGATCGACAATGTTGCTGAACGGCGCGGACATCTTCGGTGGATTCAGAAAGGTAAACTCACTAGCTTTTAACCCAAGAGACTGGCCTACGTTCGCTATGCTTGATTTAGTTTTTAGTGCCATAATTTATCCTATCGTCTCCATATTAAAATCTAGCGTCCGATACCCATTGGCCTGAGTGTCCGTTAACTGCGTTAGTAATGGCCGTATTTGCTACGTTAAATCCACTTACTCCGTTAGAGCCTGCGGAAATAGCAAAAGAAACAGGAGTTCCACCTCTATCAAAAGTTCCAACCGCTCCTGTTACTGTATTGTAAAAAGTTACCGTTGGTGTGGCCCTTTTTGAAGTCTTATAATGAACTTGAACCACAGCATTGCCTGATACAGTACTTATAGATATAACAAAAAGTGTTCCAGCCGTAGCGGCAGGCGTTCCTGGGGTTACGTCTAAATCGTAACTCTTCTCGTAGTATCTCTGACTCATAGCCAATTCATCTTGAAAATTCTTACCAGCTCTAACAAAGTTATATCCAGCAGCAGTCAGAGCAGACCAGTCTCCAGGCAGAACCATTACTCCAGTAATATTAAAATCATGAGTAGTTCCAGTAAGCCAAGAAGTATCTTCACCTATACCGCTAGAAAAGTTACCTGCTACCCATTGATTTAATGATGATGTTTGATAAGTAGTTCCAGTGACTATGTCCCAACCAATGACTGCGCCTGCTCCGTTGGTTCTTTCTACAGTGCCTGGGCAAGAGGATATAGCTGGAAAAGATAAAACTTTTAATTCCCAAGTGTTTGCTGAAGCTATATTATATTGCTGAACGTATGAGTGACTAAAAGAAGCGTTTCTAACTGAGCAGCTTCTGTTAGAAGCTACAGAAGATTTAACCCAAAATATAAGTGACCATTCATTGTTGTATATTCTATTAAGGTCATAACCTTCTACGTGATAATGCATAATTTGTCTAGTGCCAGCAGCTAACGTACCAGCAGCAGTTTTAGATACTTGGTTTGAGTAAATCAAATTAGTGCCAGATGGAGTAGAAGATTGTCTAGAGTTAGTCATAGTTACTCCAGACGAGATGTTGTTATACTGGAATAACACTCCACCATAGGCTGAAGTATTATTTGCTACGGAACGGGAAGTTCCTTCAGGCCAAAGTTCCATACCGCCATCAATTACAAGATTGGATTCAAGACGATTTATACGTGGACTAAGATTTTGCTTCATAGTTAGTTAATCCTTATAAAAATATTTACAGCAATATTTTTAGGTCTAGTTTCTGTAGATGTTCTTGCTCCGACAGAATTGCTTGCATTAAAAGTAACATCTGATCCGGCATTGCCTCCAGATGCTATACCATTATTGCCAGCAGCAGACGCTGTTCTAGTGAGCGCTCCTGACGCTACATGAGTTCCAGCAGTAGAAATAGTGCCAACATTTGTTATTGATCCAATTATATTTTGAAGAGCATCGTTTTGAAAATGACCCAAAGCTCTTTCGCCAGCAGCATCCTCATTGCCATCTGCTCTACCATTGTTTTTACCACGCAGAAATTGTCCACGAGCATCGGGCACATTAGATATTCCAAATTGAGTAGCTAATTTGCTTCCTGCAACAGATCTACCATCACATAGAACCCAATTAGATCCTCTGAGTGCTTGAAACTGCGCTTCGCTTAAAATAGAATGCACTATATCGCCTACCGTAGAAACATCGTTATTACTTTGTCGTCTTGATTTTGCCATATTATAATCCTAACCATTCGCGAATAGTTTTCTTTTCGATTTTGGTGATTTTTACTTGAGTAAAAATTTCATTATCACCAAAAGTTACTGCTGCTCCGCCAATAGCTGCACCTGAAGCTCTCATTTGTATTTCAAATATAGTTGGGCCATTTGTAGAAAATGCGCCCATTATTACGCTAGAGTCTCCATCAGTATTTCCAGCAGCTGCTACGTTTTGATCATTAACGGCGCGACCTATTAATACATCAGTTCCACTGGTTATATTTCTTAATTTAGCTTTGCCAGCAGAACCAGAAGTGTTTGTTACAAATGGACAATCTGCTTCTATAATATAATTTCCTTCTTGAAGAGTAAACTGATTAGAGCTTAAACTACAAAAAGTTAAATCGCCTTCTTGAGTATTTAAAGTTCTAGCAGCATAAGATCCTACAGACAAAGCCCCTGCTGCCGTTCCAGAAGGCCTTACATCTTTTAAATAAGTAGTTTTTCTAATTTCTAATTCTTGATCTAAAATATTTTCTAAATCTAAAACTCTGTCACCAAATGCTTTCAAATCTACGTTGTTCGGAGCGGCTTGAAAGTCCGTCTCTTCTACGTCGGCCAAAGCAGCCACAGTGGGCACTAATGCGTCGATCTGGCCTTGCAATGCTTCAATCAAGGCAAGCTGAGAGCCATTCGGTCTCTCAACCAAGGCCCCAACTGGAATGGCCGAAACTGCTCTGTCATTGATCAGGTCTACGTTGTTAAATCGGATTAAGGTGCCTAGTCCAGCTCCAGCGTGGACCTCGTAGTAGTCGCCTGTCACACCTGGGCCTGGAGGATTGTTGCCTGTGTTTCTGAACACAAGTTGTCCGTCAACAAGAATCATATATACGCCATGCTGAGCAATAGCAGAAAATTTACCTACTTCAAAAGGTACACCGATGTTGAAGTCTGATTGAGTGGCAGCTAGTGTACCTGAGATAGGTTGACTAGAAGCATCTACTAAATTTACAGAAGTCCTAGCATTATGGTCAATGATAATTTCAAATACTTCATTTGCTTCTGCTTCAAAGAGTAGCTTAATCGTAGATGCTCCGTTAGCTATCCACGCTAGATTTTTTATAAGTGGTCCACGAAGAGAAGAAGCTAATCGAACGTTGTCTTGATAAAACTGAATATTAGTCGAAGTCAATTCAGAAGGACTTGGAGCAGCATAGTTTACGGCTGTAGAAGGAGTGGTGAGTGAGCCAAGCTGAATAAGAGTGTCTCCTTCAGCGGCTTCGTGAAGAGCGCGAGCAACCTTGAAGCCGGTGTTGGTCAATAAGGACTGAGCTACCGGAAGTTTGCGAATTGATTTTGAGCCTTTGCCTGTTACTGACATACTATAAATCCTCTATCGGAGTGTTAGAAAATCCTTGAATCGGAACGCGAGCGTCCACCGACCATGGACAGTTTACTGGAATATTGCCGTTTACGCCTTGCAATTTTCCACCGAAACTTGCCCCCGAAAAGCTGGGGAATAGTTCAGTCGCGCCAGCTATAGATATAAGCCCTCCGTCACTGGCCGATGCTGTAAGAAAGGCATGTTGCCCGAAGCAAACCCCTGTGGTGATTCTGCTAGCTACAACCAAGTTAGTTGGAAGCGAAATGCTGCACTGAGCCGCCGCTCCGCCTGTTTTGGTATATCTACCCAATACATGAATGAACTCGCCGTCTAAAGTGTAGCTAAAGTGATCGGTCACGCTGATAGTCATATTGGTGTATATTGGCGTATAGTTAATTACCGAGCCGCCCGAAAATCTTGGCTTTCCCTTAATTTCGATAAACGCACCAAAGCCAGAACCTGTAGCGTTGGCCATCAAAGATCCAACAAGCTTCCACCTTGAATAGCCAGTTGGGCCAGTAGAATTTTGATTTAAACTAATGACTAAAGAAACCACTCCGGCGGACTGAACGGCGAACACCTGATAACGAGTGTTAGCCGTCACAGCTGGAAGAGCTACTGATAATTGAGTGGTTACTTTAAACTGTTGTCCACCAATAGTCAAGTAAACTGGACTAGAGACAGAAGCAGCCATCAAGATGTTACCAGCAGAGTGAGACAGTGTTCCAATTTTATCGTCCCGTAGTTTTTGTCCCATTAGTCAAGCTCCCTGACTGATAAAATTCTATTATTGGCAACAAGCCCTGTGGCTGCACTTACACGCCAATATACGTCTATTTTATGATATCCTGGACTAACTTGAAGTCTATATAAAATTGTAAAACTTGCTGAAGCTACAGCTGAACCAGTATAAGCACTAGCCACTGGAGTTACCATTTTGCCATCTACATATATGAAAAATTCATTACCATTTCCAGTTGTATTATTATTATGTTGACCTGATGTTGATAATTCTATTATACTTTTAGTAGTTTTAATTGTCAAACTTAATTCTGATAATGGTACAGCTGTAGTTGAAGTAGTAGATGTATTTCCTGATATACCTACAGCATTGCCCAAAACATTAGGCTGATTTACATCTTTCTTACTGAACTTTCTAAAATCAGCTACACCTTGAGAGCCAACAGCTAAGGTGTTTTGTAATACAAATGGGCCATTGTCTTGATGAGAGTGTATTGGAGTGATAATATCTAAACATTCATTTTCAATTTTTAAATTAGCTGTTCCATTGTTAAATCTGATTGTATGCTTTCCAAGAGCTAATCCAGTTACAACAAAGCCGCAACCAGGAGTAACAGATACAGTTGCCTGTTGATCTAAAATACCAGTTGCTGAAGTAAAAGTGATACCGCCGCCATAAACAGTAGCTGCTGCTGCTTGAGATGGATAATTAGTTGTGTTAAAAGTTAATCCATCAACAGTAACAGTAATATTATTAGAAGAGTTAGTGTCACCCATAAATCTAAAATCAAAACCTGTTCCATAAAAAGTATATTCAATATAAGCATTAAGTCTATTGCTAGAAATTTCAAATCCACAAATATTGTTTGCAGGCGTTACTCCAGGAATGCTCCAATCTACTGTTCCACCAGTACCATTTACATAAGTAAATTCTCTGGTTGCAAACTTTCTCAGCGTTCCAGTTGAAATAGTACTTATTCCAGCAGTAGAATTTGGTGCAAAGTTAGCCAAAATATTATATGCGCCAATCTCTACCGCTCCATTTGGAAGAGTAGGAGTCTTTGGCTGATAAACTATAAATTTAGTAAAATAAAAAGATCCACTAGTATATGCAGATAATGTTAACCTTAATGTATGTGTTCCATACGGAAGACCAGAAGCTATTTTAGTATTTGCAATACCAGTAGGTGTTAAGTTAGTTATTGTAGCAGGCGTTGAACCATCAATAGAATATTGCACAGTACCCACTAAAGCTGAACCACTAGTTTCTATATCTATGCCAGTTCCAACAAAAGTAAATGTTATAGTTTGTGGTACTACTCCAGCCCAACCTACTCCTTCTATTCCATTTAGTGAATTTATAATCGAGCTGGTGGCTATTAAAGTAGTACTTCCATCATCTAAGGTAAAAACTGGTGTTGTAGGGGTACTTCCAAATCTACTAAAATCATCTGCTCTACCAGCTCCAAATTCTCTTGGAAAATATATTCTAGCTATTTCTTCATTTGAGTGATTAGCAGAAGCTAAATTTAGTTGAGAAGCATCTGTCGGCGTAACAGCTTTAGCTACTGAACCATCAGCTTTTTGATAAACTAAAACTCTTCCACCACGAGTGCCAAGAGTGCCTGTTTCAAAGCCAGAATTATAAGCAGTAGTTTCTAAAATAGTATGAGTGCGCTTTTTGCCTTTATAAAGCTGAGCGCCTGGAGGTAATTGAATAAGTCCTGAAGTATTTTCATTTAGAACTTCAAAACCATAGATATTTATTCCACCAGTTACATTATCATTTCTAATTTTAATTGTATGAATACCTAAAGTTAAACCAGACGCTACAGGTATAATATTATTAGGATTGTAATTTCTAACATTTAGAACAACACTAGCTGTTGCTCCAGGCAATAGATTTGCTGAATCTGCTCCTCCATCAACGTTAGCTATATTTGATCTAACATCATTACCTAAAGCAGTTATAAAATTCAAGCCAGTACCATAAAAAGTTATTTCTACGTAAGCACCTACAGTAGTTGACAGTGGCCTAACTCCTGTTGTATCACTACTATTAATCCAATTACCAACAAATCTAATTTGATTAAATTTATCATTTACTGCGCCAAAAACCTGTTCACCATTTGGCCCAAATTCATCTTGAAGCTGGTAAATCTGCTGAGTCATAATTCGATCAACTGCAAAGCGAGGCTTTAAATCTTGGCTTAGATCAGGAATTTGTGCTCGATTTTGAATTGCAGTGTTTGGTACTACAATCTTAGGCAAAATCATTGAGTCAGAAATTGAAGCTAACTCATCACCAATGTCAATCAAGTTAGATTGAATTTCAGAAATGGCTGCTGCGTTAGAGTCTGAATTGTCAATGACAGAAGCTTTAGTTTGTCTAAAGATAAGAACTATGTCTTCACCTGGAAAGTCAAAAGTGTCAGGCTCAAACTTAACTGTCTGGCCTTCAATACGAGCAACACCCTCTTCAATCGCATACATTTGACCACGATAAGGGTCAAGAATATCAAGCAATTCAGGGTCTGGAGTAAACGTCAACAAAAAGTCTGTCTTATTCTCGTCGCCTGTGAAGTAGAATTTTTGGAAACGCTTTTCACCTGTAACTGAAGTTACACCGTTAGTTAAGCCGTAGTATAATCCATAACCTTCAGCGTGAGCCAAAGCTACGCTAGAAGTTACTCGAATAATTAAGTCATGTGCGCGACCGGAAACTACAGCCGCTTTAGTTGAAGCTGCTCCAGTCCAAACTGAACCATCAAAAGTAGCGCCATTAGTTCCTGCGCCGTTTCTCCAAGATAAGTCTAATGTGCCAGCTTTATATCCAGCATCAGTAACCAAAACTAAGTGGTATGTTCCAGCAGTCAGAACTACGTCTGGAAGATCAAAGGTAACTGTTATGTCGCCTGTTCCACCTAAAGAAGCGGCTGAAATAATTTTAGCATCAGACTCAGAAAGAATATCTGCTACTGCTGTGCTTGGTACGCCTGCGTTATTTTTAACTAAACGCAAAGTAACTAAGCCAGTACCTACTCCACCATAATTCAAATTCAAGTCAACAGTCTTGACTACAGAAGTAGTTGACAATGCTAATTGAGAAGAAAGTTCTTGTTGAGTAGTAGCATTAAGGGCTTGTCCAGCGCCTGAAGCTGCAACAGTTTGAAGAGCTTGGTTAGATACTTCTTCAGAGAATACATGGTACCCTCTAAAAGCATTTAAACCAATTTGCTCCATAGTCATTGTTTGCCAGTTTGTTCCACCGTCACGAGAAATCTCGTAAGTAGCAGCTGCGTCAACAAAGCCAGTTAAGTAGTTTAAATATAGTTCGGCTTCAGTAATGTCTACGCCTTCATCTAAGAAAGACTGATCTAAGACATCTTGAGAAACCATTGTTTGGCCAATAGCAGTCCAAGCGAAAGTTCGCTTAGCTGGGCTATAAGCTCCAGTAGAAACAACGTCAATTTTGGTGGCTTTGTCGCGTCTAAAAATATTTTGGTCCATTAACTCAAAAGAGTTAACTGCAAAACGGTCTCTCAAAAGAGTATCTAAAGAAGATGCGTCTCCTGAACCGCCGCCTGAACCTGAACCAACTCCGAGCCTACGAGTTTGAACAACAGTGATTGTTCCAGCAATGTTTTGTACTTGGATTGCTCCAAGCTTAATGTCTCCTGTAATAACTGGTAGTGGAGCAGAAGCTTGAACAGCGTTAGCTGAATCACCAAAATCGATTTGAACTTGTGCTTCTTGGCGATTGTCAGCCAGTACGTTTCCTGGAATGAGAGATACACCGTACCAGTAATAGTGACCAACAGGAATAGTAAAAGGAGTAAAGTTAATGCCTAAAGCTGTTACGTCATCTTCTTTTAAGATAGCTCCAGTAGAGAAGTTAATTACTGCGCCTGTAAAGCTAAGGATGAATTCACCAACAACTTGGCTAAGAATATCTTGATCTAGTTGAGTAAAGTCTGCGCCAAGAATAGTTGCTTTGCTTACGTTAGAAGCGTGTTTATGTAATTTAAGTTGAGTAAGTCTGCGATTAATTTCTGCTAAAGCTCCATCAAGCTCAAGATATTCTCCAGGCTTAATTAAGAAGCTCTTCATACCTACAGTTACGCCTGTAGACACTCTGCGAGCAATAATAACTGTATTGTCTGTAGCTACTACTGCGTCAACGTCAGCAACGTTAACTGTTAAGTTTGTTGCTACGCCTGCTGTGCGAACTAGCTCTACGTATGCTACGCTAGAAGCGTTTGGAAGCATGATAGTCTGAGCTAAAATAGTATTTCGAACGTTAGTTAAACCAGGAATTTGAACGTATGCGTTAGCGCTAAGAGTTAACTCATAAGTGCCAGCATTATCAACTAAACTCCACGTTCCACCTTCAATAACTTTTGAAGATCGATCTTGTCTGTCAGCAGCAGCAAAAGCTCCAGCAGCTGCATCTAAATCAGAAATAGCTGTAGTTAGTGGGTCGCCATCAGTAACATAATTGTTTGAAGCAAATTGTGGACTATTATCGGCCTCAGAAGTCGAACCAATAAACTGTAAAAGCTCTAAAGAAGTATTGTCAGAAACTTGTTGGCTTTCACCTTGCTCTAACTCGCCTGATTTAAAGCGAGTATAGATTTTTGGTACTGAGCCGCCGTTATCATCTCGGAAATAAAACCAATACATGTCAGCAGTAATTGGTGTTTCTTCTCTTAAAGCAAAGCGTAAATGTCTATCAGTTGATGGAGCACCAACAACGTTATATACGCCAAAAGCGTATTTAGCATTAATACCAGAAGGGCCAGTAGAAGCTCCAGCGTATGGAGTAGTTAAAGTAACTTGAGAAGCAGAATCTACTGAAAGAATTTCGTAATAACCTTCGTCACCTATACCGTCAATTTTAATATAGTCACCAGCGACTAAATCAACTGTCCAAGCTATTGCTCCAACAGAGTTAACTATGGCTGAACCATTAGTAAAAATAAGGGCTGGAATAACAACTTGATCACGAACTAAATTGATGTAAGCTACTTGACCATCAGCTAAAGTAACGTCTGTTCCAGCAGCATAAGCAGAAATAGTATAAGTTAAGCGACTTCCAATAACTCTATTTCTAAGAGGAAAGTCCCAATTAAGTTTACCAGGAACTAGATCATCGTGGACTATTGTTGCGCGACCAGTAACTACTGTATTAACGCCGTCAGAACGAATACCAGAGATTGAACCTCCAGTACCTAACGAATACCAATAAATTCCACCTGTAATCTCTTGAATGATGGACATAACAGCGTCCATCCATTCTTTTTGAGATTTAATCTGTTTGTCTCCACCATGAAAAGGGTTTTGACTAGAAGTTGATGTAGGTGGGTTTTCAGTTCGGCCTTCTGGCTGATTAGTCCAAGGATAAGCGTAGCTTGGATTTGGTGCTGAAAAACCAGCAGTACCAAGTCTGAATAACATTGGTCTGCGATCAGTAATAGAAGTTACGTTGTTTGCTGCGTCCGTTTGAACAATAGCCAAAGGCAGAGTGTCAGCAGCAAAACCAGTAGTCGTGACTTTAAAAATATAAGTCATTAACTGAGCTACTGGAAGAACCTTAGACGTTTCGATCTTATTGGTTGGATCCCATATAGCTCTTGGAGCTTGAGTAGAAGCGTCTGCTGCTCGATTAAAATCAATGCTTACATAGTTAGTAGAAGATGGAGCAAAAGAACCAATAACTTTATTATTAATAGTTGAGCTAAGAATTTCTACTGGAGTACCAGCAGCTACTTTAAAAATAGTACCAGAAACTAAACTCGTAGTATGTAAAATAGCAGAGTCAGAAACTATGACAGATAGACCATTGGCTGAGTTACCAACCGCGCCAACCATATTGAGTTCAAAGCCACGAATTACGTAACCAAGGTTTTCACCTGTAACTAAGGCTTCGACTGCTTCATCAAAATCAGATCGAACTGCACTCTCAATAGAGCGCATGTCGCTAACATCAACTCTTAGCTGACTAACCCAATGACCTGAACGTCTAATTGCCATTACTTACTCCTGAATCCATATTTAAAAGATTTGGTCTTGGCAGATTTCTTTATATCGTGTTAATTCATATATTTATTTTTAAAATTTTTTACCCTATTTTGGTAAAATCGATATATACTAAAAGTAGGAGGTTTTATGAAAAAACTAGCAATTTTACTATTTCTTGTATCTTTTCAAGCATTTGGATATAATACGGATAAGGTTGACATTGATATTATTCAAGCTGAAAAAGGTAAGGTGTTTGGTAAACAAACTATGATAGTTTATTATGGAAAATGCCAAAGTGAAAGAACTTTTGAATGGGCTGAAATGCAAGCTTACAATGAAGGTAAGCCTAGTACTATTAAAGACTGGGTTTTTGAGTCTATTGATCAAATGAGCGAAAAATGCGACTAAAAGTAGGCGATTTAATAGAGCACGATGGCATAAGAGGCCATGTTCAGTCTATAGTTAATAAAGAAGCTATAGTTTGGACAAGAAATGGTCACTTACAAATCTTTAATATATACGGCAAGTACGTTAGGACGCATACAAAGCGAGGCATTTCTGGGAAAGTCAGGCAGAATAAACAAGGGCGACAAGGAATATGATGAATTACAAAGGGCTAGGCATGAAAACCAAAGGCTTAAGAAAGAAATCAGCGCTCTTAGAAAGCAATTAGCTAGAATAGATTTTACTCGTTTTCAGAATTTAAGAGAATTAGTAAATAAGCAGCAAAAAGAAGAAGTACAAGAGCGTAAAGAGCAAAGCCTTGAAAAGCTTAAGAAAAAATGGATGTGTCGAGAATGTGGAAAAGACTATTTACGATTAATGATATACGAGCATCCGATAAAAGGTATATGTTACTATAGAAAATGTGTCACTCCAATGTGTGGGCACAGAACTGCTATGAAACCCTATACTCCAGAAGTAACTGGTATTACTGAGTCTGGAGAAGTAAAGGATGGAAAAGATGAAACTTAAGCAAGGTGACCCATTAGTAGTAGATAATAAGATGTATTACTTTCAGACTATTCTTCAGGATGGCTCAGTAGTCATGCTTTCTGAAGATGGGAAGCTCCATTCAGCCAATATGTATACTGTACAAGTAGTCAAAAGAGACCAAAAAGAAAATATCCTTAGAGAGTTTGTTGGCTACGCCGCCGAAAATCAGGTTGCTCCAACAGACTTAGTTAATTTAGCCTTGAAAGAGTTGCAGTGAACAAAAAGTATATTTTTGTATACAAAACCACAAATTTAAAATCTAATAGGTTTTATATTGGTGTTCACGAAACTAATAATTTAGAGGACGGTTATTTAGGTAGTGGCGTTATTCTTGAAAGGGCAATTAAAAAGCATGGAAAAGAAAACTTTAAAAGAGAAATTTTAAGCTTTTTTAATACAAAAGAAGAAGCTTATAAACATGAAGCTCTTTTAATTACTCCTGAACTTGTTAAAAGTGGCGACTGTTACAATATAGCCCTTGGTGGAGCAGGCGGATATACCATTGCAGGCTATTCTGAAGAAGAAAAAATAATTCATGAACGAAAAAGAAATAAGGCCTTTAAAGATAGTGGGGCAAATCAAGGCACTAGAAATTTCATGTATGGAAAAAGCCCAAAAGAAGTTTATTCTCCAGAAGTTTATGAGCAATGGAGATTAAAAAATATAGAAAATAAAAAAGGTGAATTAAATGGTATGTATGGCATCGCACCTTGGCTTCATCCATCTGTTAATGAAAGAACCCAAAATATTTGGTCAAACGCTGATGTGCTTTATAATATTTGGAAAAATAATAAAGTTAAAGGACATAAATTAGCATCATTAAATAATGATGAATATAATTCTTGTTACAGTAGAATTGCAGCTAAATTTTTTGAAGATTGGATACCACAAAACGACAGTGAATGGATTAATTTTAAAAGAAAAATAGAAGGCAAAATTCCAATCTTTTTTACTTCCGATCTTCATTTATTTCACGAAAATGTAATTAAATATAGTAATCGGCCCTTTAAAAATTGTGAAGAAATGCATGAATCTCTCATAAAAAGATGGAACGCTACAGTTCCCAGTTACGGAATAGTTTATGTACTTGGAGATGTTGGGTTTGCTAAAGGTGATTTAATTAAATCAGTGCTTTCTAGAATGAATGGTACTAAAATTTTAATTTTAGGAAATCACGATGGCTCAGTAGGAAAAATGTACGATTCTGGATTTACTTTAGTATTAAATGGAACAACATTATATTTAGGCAATCATAGATTAGAACTAACACATTGTCCACCCAGAGGTGTGTGGAGAGAAAATACTGCTGGTATGCGCGGTAGTGATGGTACAGAAAATTGGCATGGCGAAAGACGACATCATAAATTTTCTAAGCAGTATGACCCCAATAGTTTTTGGCTGCATGGCCACACTCACAAAAAACCAACAGAAAGAACCTTAAACAGAATGTTTGATGTTGGTATAGATGCTAATCATTATACACCTGTTAGTATGGGCACTATAGAATCTTGGATAGCTTTGATGTCTAAATCTAACGGTCAGAAGCCTGAATAGCTACTATACCTTTAAAAGAGAAGCTTAATTTCCATGTCCCCTTTGTAGCGACTTGGTTCTGCTCATTAGTGATTTTTGCTTGCTGAATAAAGAGAATATCTTCTCCAGTAGACCTATCTCTAATGCGTATAGATACATAAGTGCCTGATAAAGGACTGTCAGCCCTAGGTCTCAAACCAAGAGCCACTAAGCCGCCTGAGTTTCTCACTCTGAGGCCAGAAATTGAGCCGCTAACCGAGCCCCTGACAGGAGAAATCTCTTGAGGATAAAAAGCATCTACGCCGTAAATCTCGGCGTCTTGGCTGTCAATAGTGTATGACACAGACTGGGCTGGGCCATACAATTTGTTGTTTAGGTAAATAAAGATGTCTGCGCCTCTTAAAACAGAATTAGCCATTTACACGCCCCAAACTTGTGTTTTTTCAGAACCAGCTGTTCCAAAAGAACCAAGGCCTTCATCGTTAGGATACAAAATATAAATGATTACGTTTATTCCTGTAGCTGCTACTTCATTAATTAAGCTTTCAGCATATAACCGACCACTAACTGTGTCAGTTATATACATAGGATAATCTAAACCAATTTTGCTTGGTTGAAAAGGAAAATTATTGCCTACTAGAGCAATATCTGTTCCAACATCGTGAGAATTTTTAAATCTGTAGCTTGGACTAATTTGAATGGTATTTGTTGAAGGAACCGCTATGTAAGGTACTGGGCCTTCTTCTTTAGCTGTTCCAAAACCTACAACTAAAAACCCTTGGCTATCTGGAAAAGGCGTGCTATTATCAACAAAAATTAAACTTTCTGTTGAGCCATCTATAGGCTGAGTGTTTAAACAACTATCTTTAGTTATAGTATACCCTTTAGTTATGTCCCACACATAAAAGCCGCCGTCTTCTGCTGGATTTCCTAAAGGCAAAGCGTCTTCTTTTAAATGCGCTGCGCCTTCAGCATTTCTTCGAACAACCCTAGTCACTGCTGGCATGTATACTTCTAATGTACCGCTTTTTGTTTGATAAGCAGCAGCATAATTTAAATTGCTGTTAAGAGTAAATCTAGTTGGTTCAAAAAACAATACGTTATCTGTAGCGCCTTGAAGAACCACTTCAGATACACCTAAAGGGTTTAAAAACTCTACATAAGCAGCGCCAACTAATCCACCAACAGCTTTAGTAATAGTAAATGTTCCACGATTGTTTGTATTAAAACCTGAACCAGTAATTACTGCATAGTCCCCTGTTTTAATTTTACCAGTTGATGGGTTGCTTCCAGCGGTCCACGTTGCTCGAATAACTCCACCATTGCCTAACGAGAGAGTCCATTGAGTAGAAGCGTCACCAGTGGTCGGTCGAATAGAAGGAAATTTTAAATAGCGCTGAGCGCGTCCACCTTTAACTCTTACTGTAGAAGATGGGCCAGTGGTTGGAGAAAAAATAACTACGTAATTTCCTGCTCCATCGTTTCTTGGGTTAGCTGAACCAGCTATACCTTTCTTTTTTAATTCTCGAACTATAGCATCAGAAACTTCTTGAGCTGTAGCTGCTGAAATATTTACAAACTGTGAAGAATCAAAGTTTATAGATATAGTAGTTCCATCATCCAGCTGCATTATTAAATCATCACCATTATTTAAAGCATAAGGTTCTAACTCAGTAGAAGCTACGCTTCCACGAGTATACTCTACTCCGTAAATAACTTCTAATATACCGTTAATTAAATCTCTAACTTGTTTTCTATTTGTAACTGCTATACCTAATTCTCTAAAAACTTCATCATCTAGACCAACCAATCCTGGTCGAATAAAATCTCTGTCTGCCAATCTCTGATCAAGATAGCGACCTTCAGCAGTAACAATATACATAGAATCATTGACTGCTTGAACATTTTTAATAAGATGAGCGCCTGGTTGAGCTAACCCTTCAAGAACAGCATCGACATTTTTACCAGTAATTTCTTTATTAAGAAATTTTCTAAGTAATTTTTTTGCTTCATCTTTTGGATCTTGGCTCATTTATTAGCTCCCAATTTGGCTTACGCTAATATCTGTTGCTGGGTCAATAACCAAGCTCTTTTCGCTAGGCTGAATAACTATAACGTCATTGGCTGAGTTGTACAATGGGCTACTAATAGCTACGGCTCTAACGCCTGGAATAGCATCAACAGTAGCTACTATTTCGCTTATAGCTATAGATTGGCCAATAGGGTTAGAATTAATTAAAGCAGCTACAGCTGAACGTACTTGTTCAGTAATTTGAACAAAAGGTACACCTGTATTTACTCGTACATCAATACCAATAAGAACTCTACGCACTAAAGGTGGATCAATAAAAATTTCTGCTCCAGCAGCAGCTACACCTGGATAAGTTACTGAATCTCGTGGATCACCATAAGTGATTCTGTTTGTTTCAGCAAGCATACCAATATCATAGCGGTAACTATCTAAACCACTCTTAGCTATTACTGGATAAGAAAGTTTATTTAGAGTAGATACTGTGACTGCTCCGCTATTGTTAATTTTGTCTGCTTGTTCAGCAGTATCAAAAATCAAAACTAATTGTTCATCATTAGATGGCTCAACGGCTACTTGACGAATTACTTTATAGCCATAATACTTTTGGCCTTCTTCTAAGAACATAGCATTTTCATTTGCTCCTAGAAGAGCAAAATCAAACAAGTTTAAAGAAGTATCTATAACAACAGTTTCTCTGTCTAAAACTTCAGAAATTAAATGTGTGCCTTGATTATTTGTTCCAAGGAAATTACCATTTATTCTTACTTTATCTCCAGCAGTAGCGCTATCATAGTCATAAAATAAAATAGTTGGCCTGTCAACTGTAACTGTTACAGGAGTAACGTTTGAAGCTGTTACTGAATTAGCATTAGCATATTCAACAAAAGTATTTTGACCTGATTGATAAACTGATATAGAGAATCCTATACCCATGTTTCCATTGGCTGCTGAAGCTACAGGACCAAAAGAAGCGTCTGTAATTCTTACTTTAGTTCCATTTACAGTAGCAACAAAGTCACCTAAAGCATCAATAGCTAATTGAGTAGCCAGAACGTTTTGAGCCGCCGTATCTGTAGCACCAACAGCTACAGGTATAGCTGTGCGTCCAACAATCAGTGGGTCTCCACCGCCGCCTGCTTTATTATACCACACGTAGTACAGTGAACCATCAGCAGCGTCAAGCAACCAATAATCTCCAGTAGTGATATCTTGGCTTCTAATTATAGTAACATCTGTAATTTGTTTACGTTTCTCTTGAGCGCCTAAAACTTTAAATGTACCATTATTTGAACCAGCTCCAGCAATAGTTAAATCATCACCTTGCTTAATTAAATTTAAACTAGGCTCAGTGCCAACTTGGTTCCAATACATTCTGGTATATTCTGATTTAACAAAATTATATTCAGTAGTTCCATCTCCAAGAGTAGCTATATTGTTTGCTGGTAAAGCAATTTCTTCATCAACAGCCCTATCATTTTCAATATAAAAACTGTCATTAAAAGTTCTGATTAGTTTAAAAGTGCCTTGGTTTAATACATTAAATGGAGATTTTACAATAACAGAGTCGCCTTCTTTTAAACTTAAAGCTGAAGACATTGTGCCTCCACCAATAGTTTCACCAACAAAGTCAGTTATTGTAGCTCCAGATGTTCCACCGTCAGTATAAGTTAAAGTATAAATACTTCCATCTGATTCTCTAGTAATAGTTACTAAAGTTCCAACTGCTGAAGCGCTATAACCAGCTACAGCTGAAATAGCTGCTGCTAAATTAGTAGCTGTAATGGCTTCTGAGCCGCCAACAACAAACTCTACACCTTCAGTAAGAATTGTACTAGTTATTCCATTAGACAGTGTAAAAGAGTCACCAGCTAAGTTAGCATTGCTAGTTATATTAATTGTAGCTGTAAAATCATTAGACTTACCTAAAGAGTTCAACACTCGAATAGTTTTTGAATCAACGCTTTTTCCAGTAACTAAAAAGTCACCGTTATTGCCATAATAAGCAAAGCCAGCAAAAGTAATTCTGTCTCCAATATTTACTTCTTGAAAGTTTGCTGCTCCACCAACAATTTTATAATCTGTATTATCTGAGCCAAAAACTCTGATTATAGACATAGAGGTACTAGCTATAGAACCAAAAGAGGCATTTTTATATAGCAATGGGCTAGAACCAACTCCAGTCCAAGATACACAAACTAGTTTTCCTTGTTTTTCAACTTTCCATGTTCTAGAGTTGATTAAAGAAACTAGTCTAGGGCTACCGAAAAGTCTTTGATCAATTTGTCTATTGCTAATTTGTATAACGCTTTTTCCAGCGCTTGGATAATTTGGAATTACTCTAGCTGTAGTTAAAGCACTTATACCTGTATTCTTTTCTTGGAAATTTTCAGCAGCCAGTCTGAGCAATTGTCCACTAATAAATGGTGTACCTTGACTAGCTGAAATATTTGTATGAGTATAAAAATCGTTTACAACATAAGAACTAGAAATTACGTCTGCTTCTAACGAAGAGGCTGATCCACCAGCCACTTGCACAGAACCATCTGAGCCTAAAACTGAAGTCGAAACTTGTAAGTGTCTTTCTCTACGAGAAGCATTTACTGTACCTAGAGTTGAGATACCACTAACAGCCAATACATTTACCAATTCAGCAATATGTTTAGCTGTAGTTGGAATTAAACGAATTTCTTCTCCACTGTTGATAGCGTAACCAGTACCTGTTGGATAAGTTAAAGTTCGTTTCCAAACAAACTGTGGTGAAGCACCTAAAGAAGTAGTAGCTATCCAATTTAAACCGTCTCTTAAATATTCACCAACAGAAATTTGGTTTGTAGCATCTGCTGTAGAAAGAGAAATAATACCTGAGCCTGTTAGGCCTCCATCATTTACTATAGTAGAAGTAATCCAACTAGTTAAGTTAGCATTTACATAAGTATTTATTTCAGCAGCTGTAGTGTCATCTTTATCAAAGAAAATAACTGTATTAGGTATTAAGCTTGCTACATCATTTTGAGCAAAAGCTGAACCGTTTTTACGTGCTACAGTGAAGCTTGTAGCTGTGGGCAAAAATCCACCTAAAGTACTAACTCTATAAGTGCCTGTATTACGTAAATCAAACTCAGAATCTTTTCCAATAGTAACATATTCTCCACCAGAAAGAGCGCCTAAAGCAGGAGCAGTACCAGTGCCAGACCATGTATAAGTAACTTGATCAACTCCAGCTACAGGAGTGTTAGCGGTAATAGTTACGTTCCATTCAGTAGTTCCATCTGCTGAAGTTACTATTGCTGAACCGCTTTTTAAGCTAATTCTAATATTAGCGTCTTTGTCTACTACTACTGTATGACTAATGCCTTGATTTGGTTGTGTAGGATAAATATAACCTACATTATAACGTTCTCCGCTTTTACCCCAAACGGCTGCTCTAAAAAGCAAAGCGTCTTGAGCTGCTGCTGGGTCTAAAACAAATTTAGCTTTCATTAAAGCTTTATAATTGTCAAATTTAAAGCCTGAACCAAAAGCTGAAGAAAAAGCGGCTGTTGGACCACTGTCAGAATCATAAGCATTAAAGCTAGTAGAGTTAGCAGCTATAGTAGAATTTGTTGTTGCTTTTCTATACATAGGTACAGTAAAAGTTCTTTCGCTTGGATTTTGATCTAATACAACAACCATATTATCTTGATAACCAAAATCGAAGGGGTAAGCCAAGAAATAGCGATCATCATTACGTATTCTTTTAAAGAAAACGCTATTTTCTAAAGTAACCGCTGTGCCAACCATATCAGACAATTGAACAACTTGTTCTTTTGCTGCTTGAGCATCATCTATATTTCCGTATGGGTGTAAAGGTCTAACAATAAGGTTAGGGTCATATCCAAGAGCTTCTAAATCATCTGTGCTAGTCAAAGTAGGCAAGAAAGAATCGGAAGGATTTGCTGTTGCTTCAGAAGCAAAAGAAGAATGAGCAAAAGCAGGATATTCACCTAATGAAGCTGAACTCTCATAACTAGCTGTATGATTTACTTTAGTATAATCTGATTGACCAGCATTGAAAGAAATCGCTGTTGCCTCTTCTTCAAGAGTAACAATAAGCAAAGCGCCTTTATTTTCTTCAAGAGATTTTGTAGTTAAAACAAAACGCAAATCCTCTTCTATAGAAAGCTCAGCGCCAACTATTTGTTCATTTAAAAGAGTAGCCAAAGTGTTTATGTTATAATTTCCTGCTGTAATTTTAATTCTTTGAGGAACTTCGGTTGTTCTAACAACAATAAATCCATCTAATATAGGAATGTTTACTTCAACAGAAGCAGCAGCATATTCAGCGGCGGTAACGGCAATGTCAAGAGTAGTAGCTGTTTTGGCGTGTACTCGGCCTTCTATTCTATTATTTGTAAGTAACTCTTTGCACCAATTAATTACATAATCGCCTACTTGAACATCATCAAAGGCTGTAACTATATTAGAAGTATAGCGCACTATATTAGCTACTGGTTTAGAAACAGAAAGTTCTGTACCAGACACTGCGCCTGTAGGAATAAGAGAAGCAGCAATATCATCAACTAAAATCCAAAAATTTCCATCGGTAGCAAAACTAACTGTGGCTCCAACAATGTCATCTGAAAAAAGTCGAGCAGCTGAAAAATTACTTCCAGCAGTTAATGAGTCGCCTGGGTCAAGAGGCTTAGTTAATTTAATTTGTCCAGTGTTTCTGCTAAATTCAAAATCAGATTCTAAACCAGTAGCATTTAAACCTAAAGCAGCCGTAAACATTCCTTTAGAAACTAAAGTAGAGGCTAATGAAATTGAAATCATTGCTCGATTGCTTACGCCAATATTTGACGTAAGTCGAATAGATTGGCCTTCAACAGAAGCTGTTAAACCAGTAAGCTTAGCATTCATTACTGCAACCCAAGAAGCTAAATCATTATTAGGGCTCACAGTTGGAAAGGCAGTATTATCAATAAAATCTTGATTAGTAAAAGTAAAAGTTATTGGAGCAGTATTGTCAATTTCAATTATAAGAGTGTCTCCTGAAGCAATTGAAGGAGACCAATCAGATTGTTGAGCGCTAATTACAAAAGCTTCTCGACCATTTTTAGATAAAGGTAAACTATTTCTATATAAACGAAGAGTTTGAACTTCATTTGCTGGGAAGCCTAAATTTTCAGAAGCGTTTGTTCCAATAGTCGGTTCTACGGCTTGTATATCTTCATTAATTTCTTCTTTAGCAGAAATTGTTACTCGCGTACCATTATCTGCTGTAGCTGCTGAAAAATTTAAAGCATAATTACTATTAATTGAAGCAACAATCTCATAAGCGCTAGCTGCGCCTGGAGCTTGAAAGTCTGAAGCATCAAAAGTATGTTCAGATAAATCACCGCCAACTTTAACAGCTAGCTTTTCTCCACCATAGATAACAAAAGGTTGAATATTTGCAGTTTCTAAATAAGCTTTTGCTACGCCTGTTTGTCTTCCACCAGTAGCTAATTGAAAACTGTTTTCTCCACCAAGGGCTGAGTCAACAATAAACTCTAAGCCTACGCCTTCAGTTTTTCTTTCATAACCTGTGCCATCGTTTACATATAAACGAGTGAGTCCACCAGTAGTTATAATTTCGTTAGAAGTAACAGAAGAAGCTTCATCAAAAGCTGTTGCGCCTAATACTGCGTTTTTAACTGCTAATGCGCTACCTAGTCCACGAGTAAGTTTTGCTCTTTTAATACGAGCGCGTAGTTCATCATCGGTTTCTTCATCTTGACCATTTTTGAATGGGCCAGGATTGGTTACTGAAGCGCCTGGAAAGGGTTCAACAGTGAATTCTTTAATAGCTAATCTAGGTACATTTCCTGATGTACCAACTTGTTGAGCAGTAACTCGTACTCCTTCAACTACATTTTCTCCATCAAGCAGAATGGCTGTTTCACTGGTAGCAAAAGAAATATCTTCTGCTCCACCAGCTGAAGGGGCTTTAACTAGAGTGCTTCCTGGAATGGTTCTATTTCCACCTTGAGCTAAAATAACCGATTCACTCACATTATGAAACTTAACTGTAGGAGCAACAAGGGTAATTTCAAAATATCCACCGACTGGATTAATAGCACTATAAGCTATAGGGCCTTCGATGTTTGGCGTATTTCTACCTACATAGATAGAGCCAGTACCAGGCCAACCAGTAGTGTTGCTAACTTTTAATATTGTTGAGCCAATATTTGGTGCTGGAGCTCCAGCATAGATTTTAGTAGCTAATTTTTCAAAACTAGTATCAGTAACAGTAACTACATCAGAAGCTGGAGTGGCTGATCTAAGCTTTACACCCTCTTCGATAGCTAGATTTTTAAGCAAGTCGCCTGAAGCTCTATCAATAGAAAGGTCTTTAAGAATCTGAAGGACAGAAGCTGTAGCCCTATAAGTCATTTGAGCATTAGCAGAAAATAAACTTACAGTAGTAGAGTTAGGATTTAAATCATTTACGCCAATTTTGGCCATAAAAGCCGCTAATGCTTCACCTAACAGCTGATCATAACTTTTAACTTCCGGTTTCGCCAATCAATACTCCTGCTATATTATAAAGATTTAGGCGTGGCGAAGACGTAATATCGTGTAAGTTATTGATTACCTATTATGTTTCTTTATATTTAAACTTCTAGGTAATATCTGTAAATTCCATGGTACATGGAGACCGCATGAGTTTTTGCCTTGCAGAGGCATAATATGGTCAACCTGTAATGGATCATTAGGGTCAGATAGCCATTGCAACTCTTTACATAATGTATAAAATTCTTCAATTTCTAATAATTGTTCTTTAGTTAACCAATTTGGGGTTGCTTTAAGTTTTGAAGCTCTTCTTTTAGCTTCATGAGCGTTTCTTTTGTCTTGATTGCTTTTGCTCCACAAAGCCTTGTCTTTTTTGTCTTTTTCAAGGTTTTTTAAACGCCACAAACGTCTAGTTTCTTTTTCTTTTTCAATATTTTCTTGATACCTATATTTTCGACCTTTATTCCACAGTTCTTTATTAAGGATATGATTTCTTTTGTTATTTTCTAATCTTTGTTCTCTATTTTTCCAATATCTTTGTATAGATGCTTCTCTTTCTTTTTCAATATTAGCCAATCTATAAGATCTTATTTGAGCAAGTCTAAATACTTTATTAGTATTATATTTTGCTTTTATACATTCTTTACAAGAACCTTGTAAATTGTCTGGATTTTTAGCGTTTTTAGAAAAATAAATAAAATCTTTTGATTTTAAACATTTTTTACACAATTTCATACATTATATTATCGAATAAAAGTTATTGGGACAAAAATGTGATTGGTATAACTCCGAGGCGATTAGCCAAAACCACTTTAATGGAAATCTCTAAAACTGAGCCATTTAGGTTAATTTCAAGTTTATCAATAGTTTCAAAGCGTGGGTCTTTAAGAATTAAGCCGCCTATATCTTTTAATAGATTGTTTACATCTATATCTGCTATATTGCGACCTGGAGTGATACCTATGCCAAAAGTAGGGTCTGTAAGGACACTGCCTCTTTCTGTAAAAAGCTTAATTTTTAATGCTTGAATAAGGTTAGTTAATCCAGCAGCAAGACGCATATCTCCTTGATTATTAATAGCAATATCAAAATCTTCAGTTAAAAGAATATCGATTTTTGATAAACCTACAATAGTAGAAACTTCTATTCCTGGTACTTGTCTGGCATAGTCATCAGGCTCAGCAGGTAAATCGGTAGGTATATAAATCTGATCTTGGCTATTAACTGTACCTGGAGTGTAGCCTCTTAAAGAAGCAGAATCAGACAAAAGCAATACATCTAAATCTGGTAAGCCATCGACAGTTATCAAATAATTGGTGCTTGACCCAATTTGTTCAATAGCCGTAATTTTACGACTAAATGCTGGAACGGTTAAGCTAGAAAATTGAATTCTTTGACCAGCAAATAGACCTTCATTAGTGTTTACAATTACTTGGCGACCGTCTCCATTGGATAATAGTGGATAGCTAAAGCCTTCTTCATCTATATATGGGTCTCTTAAAGCATTTAAAGTGGCTATTTCTATCCACCTATTAACGTCTCCTAGATATCTTAAAGAAATTTCTTCTAATGATTTGCCGAAAGGTACAGGCACTAATATTTTAGCAGAACTATTGGCTTCAAAAGGTATACCAGCTTCAGCAGCATAATCTCCAACATACTGTAGAGGATTTACTCTTCTATTTTCATCTACAGCACGAGTGGCTGTAAGAATATCCATTTGAGTAACAGCTTCTATCATAGCAGCCAATACTTCGTTTTCTTCTACTGTCATTTCTGTTAATCTAACTTTTGGAGCGGCGCGGCCTAAAATGGAATTTAAAGTAGCATCATTAGCGCCAAATTCGTTAGAAATATCTAGTGCTAAATTATAAATAGTAGAACGTATATCTCTTAAATCATCAATATTATAGTTTCGTACTCTATCTATTTCATTTTCAAAACTTAGTCTTTGTTCATCCGTTAAAGGCACTTCATCCATATCTAATTTTTCAAATAAAGTAAAAGCACTTTCTGGATTATTGAACATATTGTAGGCTGGGTCTGATTCTATATTATTACTTAAAGCCTTACTATTAGCCTGAACGCTAGACAATGATCTAGACTCAAACTTTCCAGAAGTCTTTACTAAGCCAAGAGTTAAGGTCTTAATTAAACCATCACCCAAATTAGCTAAACCTTCAGAAGTGTTCTGAATAGCCTCAGAAATGCCAGACTGGTAGTCTTTAACAATTTGTCTAGGCAACTCAGACGCCGCTTGAGCTACTCCGCCAAGGTCTTTAACAAAAAGAGAAGCTTCTCTAAGAGCATTAAGTGGTTTTTGAAAGTCAGAACGAACCGCTTTAATCAAATTAAGAGAATTTTGAGCAGCAATGCGAGCCTGTCTAATACCTTCAAGAATATTTTTGTAAGTATTAGTGTCTAAGCCTGGTATTTGCGGAGGTATCCCAGACTCTGTTTTTTCTAAATTTATGCGCTTCCAAGCTCTAAGTTGAAGATTATACATTTCTTCGGTCGGCTTGTTAGCGTTTTTATATATATTAAGAGATACTGGAGTAACTACAAAGCTTTGATTATCTTTTGGAACATCAAAAACTAATCTCCAACCACTATTTCTTGGGTCTTTTTTAGCTATGGCGTATTGTTCAAGAAATTGATCTAAAAGCTTTGCGTTATAATAGCCAGTTTCGGTTAAAAATTCTGGTTCAGCAGGCTTTGGAGTGTTATAGGGTGATTGGCCTGTAAAAGCTTTTACTGTTTTTCTGACAGAATCTGCTAATCTTCCAAGGGCGGCTGTAGTACCACTTATTAACGACTGAATGCTTGTTTCTGTAGCTGGTCGATCAAATTGAGGTCTGGTTGGCCAAATGCCAAAAGTACCTTGCATACTAATAGTTTTAAATCTCAATCCACCATGCTCTTCGATTATGCCTCTAAGAGTAGGAGTTGTTGTTATAGCATAGTCAGATACAAAGCTAATCTGCTGTGGAGTTATAGGCAATCGGAATTCCCATTTAGATTGATACTGAACTATAATATTGCCACTATCTACTTGAGACCTATACTCTATAGCATTTGCGCCTGAATCGGCTCCTGGCCCAACTATTTTGTTATTGTTTTTAACATCAATAACTAAAAGCCTATATGGATAAATTCTATTCCATCTGCGACCATCAATCTCCGCTGGAGCAAAAAAAGCATCTTTTTGGTTTTTCCAAGGCAGCTCTCCACCAAAAGCGATAGTTTTTGATGATGGGTCAGCACCTACGCCTATGGCTTTCTTAATAGCAGAAGAAGCTTCTTTGCCTGCTTGATTTAACTTTTTACCTAAACTATCTAAAAGACTTTCTTTACCCATATATAAAAGATTACAGTTTACCTAAAAGCCTTGATATTAATTCTTTTCTATGAAAAGGTTGATAATTTTTATATTCATATCGTTATTAATAAGTTTAAAACCATCAAAGGTAAATTTAGATAAAACAAATAATGATCTTTTTCCATATATTATAGAATTTTCTAAAAACACTAATAATTATATATCTTTAGAAGAAATAAATAAATATTTAGATTTTGAATATGACACTCTTGGCTACACTAGTAATGTTTTAGAGGAAAAGGGCACCATAGGCCAATGTATGATACCCTTTTTTGAAACTAAAGGCAAAATAACTATAGACCCTAACTATTGGGAAAAAGCTTCTGAATATAGTAAAAAAGGCCTTATTTTGCATGAAATGGCTCATTGTGCTTGCAGCGTTGGGCATACAGTAGAAATTTATGAATTAGAAACTCATTGGCTTATAAAATTTTTGCATAAATTTGGAATAAAAACAGCTAGAGACCGAGTTCATTATAGAGATGATGGTTGCGCTAAAAGCATTATGTTTCCTTATATACCTAGCAATTATTGTATAGAAAAGCATTGGAATGAATACGTAGAAGAAGTAAATAAAAAATGCCGACCTTGGTCTTTAACTTCAGATAATATTTTTAATAGGCCTAAAAAATAAATTAAAGAAGCTTATATACTCTACCAAGCTCAGATTCTCTGTATGACTGAGAAATTTGTTTATCAACAGTTATCATAGTGCCGTTTATAGCTTGAATAGTTAAAGGTATTTCAGGCTGAGTTTCAGTTATTAAATAAACTTGATTGCCAACAGCCAACCCTGTTACATCTTTTAAATGAAGAGTGTTGGTTCCATTAGCTGGAGCTTTCATTAAAGAAACTGTCATTACACCTTGATAAACAATGATGGCATCTTCTTTATTTTTTTTAAATTGATTTAATGCTTCTATACTTTTATCTGCACTAATAAGGGCTGATAAACTTCCACCCATTGCATGAAGACGAAGATTTATAGCATAAGCCCTATCTAAATAAAAGCCTGAACCGCCTGTGATGTCGCCTGTAATTGAGCTTTGAGTTACAGTGCCCAAATAACCAGACACTTCTGCTATTCTGGTTGTAACTTGAGAAGTTCTATTAGTTATAATTGTTTTAAATGCGTTAAGTTGAGTAGTATAACCCTTAGTAGGAGCTAATAGAGCTGCATTGTATCCATTAAAGCCAGCACATGTTGTTTGACCATGGCTTGTATTAAAGTTTGGATACGCAAGCCAAACAGCTATGCCAGACAAAGCGGTATTTATGCTAGTTTGTTCTGTATTTTTTGCTGTTATACGGCCTGCATTCGTGTCTACAGCCACTATGTCGGCTAAAGCAGTTAAAGAACTATTTAAATTAGTTTGCCATTGAGTAGCTTTTGTTACCAAAGTTGTCATAGCGGTCTGAACGGTAGCATAAGCAGCAACTACATCTGGAGTGCCTGCTGTACAAGATTGGCCAGTAGTTCTTTGAATTAAAGTTGCTGCTTCAAGAATAGCTATTTGAGCATTCATATCTGTTATGAGTTGTTGTTCATTAGGACTTACTAAACCATAAACTTCTAATTTTTGCTTTCCTATGCCGTAGCTACCAAAGAAAGGACCAAAAAATTTCCATGCTCCATCTGGGACTGAAGGCAATGGAACATTTGATTCATTTGGAAATAAAAAGTTTCCAATCTTTCTTTTAGCTGCGTCTTGTTGAACGGTTTCTGTTAACAAGCTATGAAGATTTCCATTTTTTAAACCAAGTTCTACTTGATATGGATCAATAAGAACAGTAACTCTATCTACTAAACCTTTGTTGGCTAAATCTTTTTTTTCTAATTCAGTACGCGCTATCAAAATTTGAGCTCTATTAGCCTCAATTTGAGCTATCTCTGCTGGAGCAGCAGCAAAAGCCTTAGATATTGCTATGCGATCATCTTGAGATAGTGCCATACTAATTTAAACTAATTTCCTTTACTTCTAAAGTGGCTAATTTCCACTCTATTACTGCTATTTCTTTATCTTCTGACTTTGGTAAGCCTTCTAATTTAGCTTTTAATTTTTTTTCTATATTAGATCTAACCATTTCAGCTTCTTCTATAGTAAATCTATGAATATCGTTAATGCTGATATGGCTTTTACCACACAGCACAACGTAATTTCTAAATTCATCCATAGCGTCATCGGACATTATATACCCATTAATTGAAAAGCTAGCCAAAAAGCCATATACATAGTAAAATCAAATAAAACATGGAGCATCATCATAGAGCCTAAGCCATGCTTCTTACCTACATTATAAGAAATAATAGGATAAACAAATACGGTTAATCCAACCCAACCTTGATATAAATGACCTAATGTAAAGTGAGCTATAAATAAAGAAAATACTGTATAGAAAGTGGCTTTGGCTATTTTCTTTCGTTTACTTTCATTCATTTTTTCTAAATACAAAGATATAATCATAAATGGTAAAACGTAAAAACAATCTTCCCACCACGCCGCCAATAAATGATTGGCTGGTATCATGTCAAATACTTGAATAGTTTTTGCCCAAGCGTCTGGGAAATATTTTGGCAAAGCCCACGCAGCAACGGCTGTTTTAGCAAAATTGATTGCAGTAATTATTGCACCAAAAAGAATAACAAACTTTCTATCGACTTTTACTAAGTCAGGATACTTTATGTAAGCCAAAACAAACATTAAAAAAGCTATTATAATTTGTAAATCGTGAATCATAGTTTCTCCTGAACATATAAGAGTATTTTCTTTATATGCTCTATAAAATTTTCTTTAGTGTAACTGCTTTTCATTTCATTACACCTTCCACAACAAGGAGTTGAGTTTTCAATAGTATAGCTTTTAGTACTATCTATTCTATCTATTCCTTTGCTGCTTTCTATACCACAATAAGTACAGGGCTTATTTATAAGATTGCTAAATTCTTGAAAAGAAAGCAACATTTTTATACCCCTGCCTAGGCGACCTCTTCTATTACAGTCATGCTTGTATCTAGAATATATACCCTTATCAGAGGATTTATATTTTTTTCTAATACTTACATTAGTTAAGTATTTGGTATCTTTTTTGCATTCTTTGCAGATCTTTCCTTGAAAATTCAATTGATTCCAAGTAGTTTGGGTAATATGATTATTTTCACATTTTAAATTTATCTTTTCAAAAGTTCCTTTATAGGGCGTTAATAGAGTGTAGCCCTTTTCGCTAATAAGAGTTTCTATTTCTTCATTTGTTTTCTTTCTAGTAGGGTTACAAATATTACATCTAACCCCTTTCCCTTTTCTGGAAAAATATTTAAAAGCAATGAAGCAATTATGGTTTTTGGGACAAATCATAGAAAGCTTTTCAAGCTGGCTATGATAGGTTGTAGACAAAAGCTTATAGTTTTCTTTTTCTATATATGTTTTTACCGATTCGTAATCGTGTTTTTTAGGCATAATTAAAGATTAGGTATCGGGAATTTGGCTAAGAAGAAATAAATACTTTAGAAGAGAAAGGCCCGATAGCTTGGCTAATTACAGGTTGGCCAAACGCACCAATACCAAGAAACATAGTTTGTAAAGTTAAAGCTGGTGTTCCACCTGCTCCACCAACAAAAGTTGGCCCATCTAAAGTAATAGAGGCCGCCTTAATACTTGCTACGCCAGAAATTTTAGCCATTAATGAAGCTGCTTTAATATCTGCTGGACCTTGGCTATCTACTTTTAAATCTTTTACTTTAATTGTAGCCGAACCTTGAGCTTCTATTAGAAGATTTTTAGCTATTTTAACGTTCATTGCTGCGCCAACTACTACATCTAATTGAGTGCCAACATTTATGCCTGTTTCTTTACCAGACTGAATAACAGTCGTTTCTTTAGTTTTGTCAAAAGCTATGCGTTCTTTTTTACCATCAGAAACTTCTACTGAACCATCTTTTTTAATTTTAATAAATGAGCCGCTTACTTTAGAATTTTTTGCTTTTCCAGTATGATCTGTTGCACCTTTGAAAGAAATAGTAAGAGCTCCATCCTTATCTACTTCTAAGCCTAATCCATTAAACTCAGCTATCATTGCGTGACCAGCATCTTTAGTAAGTTTGCTTTTACGCTTAGGATGCTTCATTCCACCAATGATGATAGCATTTTCATTATTACCATTTAAGCAAAGTAAAAGAACTACTGAACCATCTTGATAGCGAGCAATCTTATCTCCATCTTTTTCACGTTTTTCAACTTTATCTTGTTTGCGAACTCTAAACTCCATAAAATCTGCTAATCCACCAAACATATCTAAATGCGTACAATTTTTATATGTAATAGGAGTTTGAGCAGATTGTTCTCGTTGTTCATAAACTAATACATCATATTCTGTTGTTTCTTTGGTTATATTATTTGCAGAATCAATGTCGTAAGCTTCTTTAACTATACCAACTTTTAAAGAAAAATTATTAAAAGTAGAATTAAATGCAACCATTTTATCATCGTCGCCAATAGCATCTAAAAGTCCACTAGGTAAAAAAGAACCACTAGGCAATCTGTGTTTCATTATGGTTTCCTTTTATTAGTTAATTTTGTACCAGATGCTTTAGGTTTGTCTTTTGGCGGTAAAGTTGCATCAAAGGGTATTTCTGCATTTGGAGCGGTTTTTTCAGCATTAGACCTGTTAGAAGCTAAAGGTAAATCTTGGCTATCTGAAACGCCTGGGTCATTAATTTCTGTATCTTTATTTTTTAATTTAAATATTCTTTGTAAATCTGCGTCTGTATGAATCATTTCAGCAAATTCAGTTAAGCCAGAATTTTCTTCTATAGACACTCCACTGCTTAATTGCAAAATAGTTCTATATATTCTTTCGCCTTTACCGCCAATTTTGCAAGTGTGTTGTACGCCTTCTATATGATAAATAATACCATCAAACTCACAATTATCACCTACTGCTATTGGTCTAGATTGGCCTATCATAGTTATAGAGCCACTCATTTTCATGTGGCCTCCTATAACCCAATCGCCTAAAAGTTGAGCCCATAGTGGCGCTTGAGATAAACGAGAGTTTGTATCTGAACCAGCATAATCAAAATTTGAATTTGTAATTAATGGGCGTAAACCATTTCGTTTAATATCTTCTCTGTCAATAGCATAATTGCCCATAGCTATTTGCTGATCAATGTCTGCGTTTGATCCACCCATAAGGCTTTGGCTGCGACCAAACACTTGAACAAAGTTTATTCTGGCTGCATCATCTCTTCCAGTATGAAAATCAGTAACTTGAGCTGGATCAATAATCCATCTTGGCAAACTTCTAAAAGGAGTAGCTAACACGTTTGGATTTTTCTTTACGTATCTATCAGTAGTAAAAGGTTTTTGACGAATAGTCAAGGTAGGCATTATAAAACCTGTTTGATAATCAAACTTAAAAGATGTATACATTTCATTAACTACATTATTAAGATAACTATTTAAAATATCCCATACTCTTATTTGGTTCCAATATTCTGGCTTAGCATAACTTACTCCACGAACTTTGGCATTGGTAGTATATATTCTTCCATTAGCTTTTAAATTAGAAGGATTAATCAAGTCGCCTGGAGCATCTTTTTTCTGAGTAGATTTGTAGCTTTGAATGCCACACATTAAATTAACAATGTCAGCTGCATGTTTGGCGTTTTTGTGACCAAGAAGTCTTCCTAAGCCTTTAGGTAAAAGATATAAATTATTTTCAGTTCTTTTTAATCCACCTTTTAGTGTTCTGCCTTTTTCATCAAAGCCACGACCTAAAAATACTTGAAATAAAAGAATCATTAGATCTTGTACACTATTGTTGTTGTTTTTTAAACCAATAATTTTATTCCATTGAGTAGATAGTTGGGTCAAAAATAATACATCATTAGATTTTTCAGCAGCAGTAACTAAGTATGGATTAAAATAAATTACATCATTTAACTCAACAAAAGAATAACCAGTTATTTGGGTAGCTGCTATTTTTTGACCATTTGGCCCAACAACTAAAGTTTTATGAACAGATTGTACTCTAAATACACCTTTAAAACCATCTTCAGCATTATTAATATTTTCTGGCCCAGCGCCTTTATCTCCTAAAATTCTTTTATATATTTCTAAAGACTTTTCTTCACTATAGTTTATATTAACTGTAAAATAGTCTCCTGGGCTTATGGCTGTTAAATAATTTATGTCACCTAATTTAAACACCATTTGCACAGAACCGTTTGGGCTACTTTTGGAATCATTAACGCTCAATTCAATACAATCATTAATTACAACTAAAGGCTTTCTTACATCTGAAGCTGACCCAAAAGAATTACCCAAAACGTTAGGTGCCCTATTCTGAAACCTCAGAAAAGTAACGACCCACGATGGATTGATTGTAAATTCTTGATCAGTCATTATTTAGTTTTTCCTGCTCTTGGAGCTTCAGGAGTAAACATTTGTTTTATTTGCTCAGGAGTAAGTGTTTCACCTTTTGTCAAAGCTTCAGCGAGTTTTATATGCATATTTAATGCTTGTTCAGTCATTTGGCCAGCGGCTGTGGCTGCATTTTCCATAGCTGTTTTCATTTCGCCAAACTTATCATTAACAATTTGTTGTTGAGTGGCTACGGCTTCTAATGATTTATCTTCTATACGGCCTGTTCCACCAGTGCTAGCAAGTTTATCTTGAATTTCTTTAGAAAAATCTCCACCAATTTCACCTTTAACCAATTTAGCAGCCATAGAGCGTTGTTCTTGATTAGAGAGTTGATTAAAAGCAGTGTCTTCTGTGCCAAGACCTACAATCATTTTGTTCATTTCTGGGTCTTTCATGAGTTCAGAATTAATATCTTGCTCACTCATGCCAGTAGCTTTCATATCTTGATATTTTTGCTTTAAACTTTGGCGAGTTTTTTCGCCTCCGCCACGAATGATTAGGCTGTCGCTTTTAATTCCTTTAAGTTTTTTAACCACTTCTTCAGCAGACATGCCGCTTTCAGCAGCAGCTTGTTGTACTGCTGGACTATCTACGGTAAGTTTACTATCTGGCATTTCAGAAAGAACTTTTTGAGTATCAAAACTCAATCCTGCTAAATCTTTATCACCCATTATTTTGGCTGCAAAAATTGCGCCGCGTGGGTTTCCTGTTTGGCTAGTAGCTGAATCGTAAAAAGCTTTAGCTCCACCCATAGCATTAATATCAGCCATAGTAGTGCCAGCTCCAAAAGCCGAATATGAAGCTGCTGCTTGAGCAGCACCAGCCGCTGTTGATGCGCCTGAAGCCTGAATAGCAGATACAGTCATTTCAGCAAATTTTCTTTGCTCAGCAGCAAATTCAGATTTATCTAAACCAAGTTTCATAGCTTCAGACATAACTTTAATTGTAGCATTTTCTGTTTCTACATTTCCACCTAAATTGCGAGATATTCCACCCACAATAGAAGATGCATTTGTCATATCCATACGTTTAGACATTTGATTAGCTAATACGTTATTATAACGAGCACTAACAGTAGAGCCGCCTGCCCCAAGAATGCCTTGAGAAGCTCCAATAGTTTCTTCTTCTGTAAATCCACCTCTAAAACCGCGACTTAATAAGCCGCCGCCGCCGTAAAACTCTGGATTAGATATACCCATAGAGCGTTGAACATTTAAATTTCTTTCTCTAGTTTGTTGATAACGCTCTTCAGCCATTTGTTTTACTGGATCTTTATTTTTTTCTGCTTCAATTAATGAATTAAAGTCACCAGCAAACTCGGAATATTGCATTGCTTCTAATTTCTTTTTAGCATCCTTAGAGCCAAGATTGGACATGAATGAAAGTCTAGTTCTTTGATCAGACGCTATATCATATATGCCTTTTCCTAATCCTGCTGCTCCGCCTACGGCTGCTCCGCCTAAAGCAGTAACACCAGCTAATGGGCCGCCAATTAATCCTGCTGCTCCGCCTACGGCTGCTCCACTAGCAGCACCAGCAGCTACTTTGCCAAAAAGTCCACCTACGCCCATAGTGTATTTGTCAGCGAATTGAGTGCCTCTTAATTTTCCTAAAGCGGTGTCTATGGCTCTTTGGCGTTCAGGAGCAAAAAACATAGTTGAAGCCATCTTGTTGCCGTATACGTCTCCTGCTCCTGTAGCGCCACTAATAGCTGAACCTTGAGCAAAAGTATAATTACGATTTTCAGCAGCTAAACTTCTAATAAGTGGATCAGCCATTTGTATACCAGTGCCTAGCATACCTAATGCGCCTAAACCTACGCCTAAGCCTCCACCCATCATTCTATAACCAGCACGACCAGCGCCCATTATGCCGCCTCCAGCATAAGCGCGAGCCAAACGCTCTACACCTTGAGGAGTTGACATACCACTAGCTAAACTGCCTCTTTGGCTAAGGGCTTGCTGAATAGCTCCAACCTGCTGAGCATGTTGGCGCTCTAATGTCATTTTTTGTCCATTAAGAGCGTTGATTTGTCTAGTTACTTCAAGCTTTTTCTTTTCATCATCTAAAGAAGCTTGTTCTAATTTTCTTAATTCATTGATTTTTTTAGATCGATCATCAATAGCTTTATTTAAGGCTTGGGTTTGTTGAAACTGGCTTTTAATAAATCGGTCTAAATCTCTAAGTGATTGTTTTTGTTGAGCTTCTGCTTGTTGTGGAGGCACACCTGTTTGAAGACCAGCCTTACTCATACGTTGCATAACTTCTGAAGTCATAACGTTTTTAGAAAAGTCTGTTTGGCTAGATTTAAGCTTATTTTGAAGCTTAGAAATTTGAGCGTCAAATTCTTGGGTGTTCAGGCGAGCTGCAAACTCGATAGTTTTTTTCATAACTAGTTTAATCCTATCAAATATTTACCAAAACGTTTTAAGCCAATTTTTGGTATTCTACCACATAAAGTGCCAAAAGGTATCTCAGTAAATAAGGAAACTTGTCTTAGACCTAAAATAATATGTATTTTGTTATTTTCTTTAATTATATATTTTTTTGTTTTGGCTAATATCATTTTTTGTATAGCACTTGAATCTGCTTGTTTGCCTTTATTCCATGGCGCTTTGCCTAGTTTGGATTGGCTAATTTTAATTCGAGCCTCTTCTGAATGTGTTTTCCCATACATTGGATGCTTTGAACCAGCTAATAGTCCTTTGTGAGATTTACTCATATTTTCAAGATGTTCTTTTGAAAACTTTTTACCATAATTAGGGTTGCCTTTGCCAGAAAATCTAATAGACCTAGCTTTTAGCTCTTTTTTAGTATATTTTCTAGGATTTCTTTTCTGCGCTTCACTCATTCGTTTTCTTGCGTCTTCAGAATAGGTAGGTCTGCTTCCACCGCTTTTTAAGTTATATCCGTTTGGCGCAATAGTATTAAGTTCATTTATATATTTAATTTCCATAGTGTTTAATTCGGATATATTTTCAACTTTAGCTAATTCTTGTATCTCAAAATTTTCTATACCATACTTACTGATAGCAGATTTTATAGCTTTGCATCCTGAAGAGGGTGACAGATGATGGCGCAATCGATCTTCTAAGGACTGAATAGTCTGTCCTACATAAGCTTTGCCATTAATTTTGTTACGAATCATATAAATTGTCACTGTCTGTCCTCTAATATAAAGATTACAGAACGGCATAATCCCATATATTCGTATAAGATATCGAAAAAATATGCGATAATATAATAAATTATGGCAAAACCAAGTCAAAAAATGAAAGATATGATTGTTTCAAATAACTTATATCTATCTGAAAACATTGAACAAATGGCAAATGACTTTGAACAAGCATATACCTTCAATCAAGAGCCTCCTCAAAATATAGTAGATATTATGTTTGAGGTTTTTGTGTCTGGCATATTGGTAGGTAGAGGAGAAAGATACTCTTTTACTGGATGCGCCACTAGTAGATGTTCAAGCTGTACTGGTTCATGTGGAAAATAATGAAATCGCTAAAAATAGTCGCAATTTCGGACACCCATAATAGGCATAAGCAAATCAAAGCTTTTCAAGACTATAATAGCCATTTAGATGAAGAAGTTGAACCTCTTGGTGGAGACATCATTATTCATGCAGGTGACGCTACAGGCCAAGGCAGAGAATCAGAAATAAAAGACTTTATTGAATGGTTTGGCCAACTAGACTTCAGATACAGAATATTTGTTCCAGGCAATCATGATTGTGGGTTTGAAACAAACTTTTCTTTATACAAGAAAATGTGTGAAGACAATGGTGTTATTTTGCTTAATCATGAAGCTATAGATATTGAAGGTGTAAAGATATTTGGTTCACCTTGGACTCCGTTTTTCTATGACTGGGCGTTCAATGCTGGTAGAACTATTACCGAAGCGGCTTTTCACAGAAAACCTTTTATAGGTGACTTGTGGGCCACTATACCTTTAGATACAAACATTCTAGTTACTCATGGGCCTGTTTACGGTATATTAGATGAGCTTTTATATCCTAATGGAGACCCTAAAGGCCAGTTTGTTGGCGATGTTGAATTAGAAAAGAAAATTAAAGAAATTAAGCCTGACATACATATATGTGGCCATGTGCATTGTGGGTATGGGCAAAAACATATCGATGGCACTAGTTACTACAATGCCAGCATTTGCAATGAGATGTATTATCCAGAAAACCACCCTCATATTATAGAATATACTAAGGAGTAAATTTGAAGAGCAAAAAAGGAATGAATAAAAAATATTCGTTTAATGAAAATTTCTTTTCTACTATTAATGAAAACAATGCTTATTGGGCTGGGTTTATAGCTGCTGATGGTTTTGTAACAAAAGCTATTGGCAATAGAGGTCAACATATTTTAGGAATAAGATTAAATCAAAAAGATCTAATTATTTTAGAAAAATTTAAAGAAGCTATACAATACACAGGGCCAATCTATAAGTATAAAACTGGCATAGTTGAGCTAAGAATTATTTCAGATAAATTAGCTCAAGATTTAAAAATTAATTTTAATATAACTATTAAAAAATCTTTAACATTGCAACCGCCGATTAAGATTGTTGAAAGTGATATTTTTAAAAAATTTTTGGTAGGCTATATAGATGGAGATGG